CTAAATAAATTCTTTTTTATAAAGCATTACATCAGTATAAGTAGAATTGTAATTCATTCTAGCATTGAATTCTTCCTTTTTCGCATTATTAAACGGATTACCAATATTGGGATGATTACCCATCCAGCAGCACAACTCTAATATAGATGATTTGTTGCTTGTAAAATAAATGAATGACTTATCCACTAGTATGGATAATACATCTAAGTAATCTGAAAGCCTCCAATTCATGCGATAAGTTCCGACTTCAGTAGAAAGATAAGGAGGATCAACTAAAAATACGACATTGGGCAAATTCTTGTATTTCTTGACCAATTCTTTATAATCACAAGAAACTATTTCAAGCCCATTCAAATAATCAGTACATAACGGATAATCTTGCTTCCTTATGTTATTATAAAAGCTTTCCCTTTGCAAATCCTTTAGATTCATACAATATTTCATAGAAAATAGTAATGAAGAAGATATGGTAATATAATCAACAAAACCAGTCGTTTCTTCTTGACGAAGTCGTTCTAATATCAACCCTCGTATCGGTTCTGGAATCAATTTTTGTCGTGGACAATCAATCGTAAGCTTACGCAAATCAGAAAGTAATGCATTCGTCCGATTGATATTATTTAATCGCATTCTGTAATTATCATAGTCGTTATATATTACTGTTGCATTCGGTTTTTCTCTTTTAGTAATATGTGACAGAAGCCCAGAACCTCCAAATAAGTCAACGAAAACAGAGTTATCTGGATATTCTTTCAATACTTCTTTAAATTTCTGTGCAAACATTCTTTTTTGTCCTACAAATGGTAATGGTGCTGATAAATATTCCGTATTCATTTTCTTTGTGTTTGATTATGATACAAAATTCTTGAATGATCACGTCAAACACAAAAAATAAGCTATAATCAAACTGAACAAGGCGCACAGTTTTTTTTCATTCTATTGATTATCTTATATATTTCTCTTTCTGATATTCTATATTTTGAGGATAAAACAGATACAATGTATACTACTTTATACCCCGTGTTGTACATATTTTCATAGTCAATGTATAAATCTACATATTTATAATCACTAACCTTTAGACCTAATTCAAAAAGCCGTTTTAATAAGTCTTTGTTAAAGTATAATATCTCAAATGCAGTCATAATAGATTATTTAATTATCTTTGTAACGCCAATCACATATTTAATGCATAAAATGCGCAGCCTCACAGTGGAGGATATTTCCCCCGGCTGTGTGAGGTTGCGCATTTGCGTAGAGTATGTGATTGGCGTCTATACTTTAACTAAACAAGCCGGGGGCTTTCTTTTCCCGGATTTATATCACAAAAATATAGTAATCTATGCGATTGACAAAGCTTAATAAGTAGAATATGGGTAGAGTCTAAGAAATCTACCAGAACTCTACCGAGCGGCGAAATTGGGCTGAAAATCGAGTCGTTTTTTTCTACTCTTTACGGCCTTCAAATCGCGTAAAATTGTTGATGAAAGAACCTCCGAGTAGATTTCCGTCGTCTTCACAGAAGTATGCCCTAAAAGCTTTTGCACGGTCGTTATTGGAACCCCTTGATGAATGAGTAATGTAGCACATGTATGACGGGCCGTGTGGTAGGTTATGTGCTTCTTTATGCGTGCCATTTCTGCTATCTGTGCGAGATATTTGTTCACATCTGAATTGCATCCAAGGATGGCAAATTCTTCTATGTTGTAACAGTCTAAAATTGTGAGTGCTTTCCCCTCGAAAAGCAGATGTAACGGAAGCCGGAGTTCGATTCCAGTCTTAATTGATTTGAAGTGCAGCCAACGGTTTCCATTTATCTTGATAAAGTTTGCAGGTGTAAGCTGGCAGAAATCCGAGAACCGCAACCCTACATAGCAACAGAACAGGAATGCATCCAGTACATGACGCATCTTCTTGTCGCTTACCTCCAGGTTCTCCAGCTTCTTTAATTCGTCTGGAGTCAAGAACTCGTGCCTACCTTTCTCCTGCTTAATCTTAAATTTGCGGAATGGATAAGCGTCTGCATGGATATAACCTTGATTTATCGCTTCATTGACTAGCGTCCGAAGCTGGCGAAGGTGTTTTGCCACGGTATTCACTCCGTTTCCCTTTTCCCGAAGATATGTTTCAAAATCCTTTAAGAATGTGTATGTTATGTCCTTGAAATCTAATCCAGGGCGGAATTCCTGAAGAACATTGATAGTCGTGATTAGGTTGTCTTTTGTACTTTGGCGTCTATCTGAGTGCTTAACATATTCTTTAGCGAATATAGGGAAGGTAACATTAACGGGGGTATTTTTCTTTATCGCATCACGAAGTAAAGCTAAAGTCGGTTGTATTCCACGTTTCCATAACGATAGTTCTATACCTTGAAGATACAGTATAAACTCAAACAACATGGAGTTAAGGTCATTGGCTTGCGGATGGTTACATACTTGTGCTATCTGCTTATCCCAGTGCTCCGGACGAAGATAAACGTTCGTCTTAAAATATACTTTACGTTGATTCAAAGATGCTTCTACCTGCACAAGGGCTGTTCCTTGCTTATTTAAGTGATTCTTTCTATTGTAAACAAGGCGGTATCGAATTTTTTCCATTTTTCCGCCGAAAATAACTATTTATTTGGAATTCATAAAATAATAGCACTGGCGGGACTAACTGTTAGAAAGATGGAGTTAGGCTGGCTGACAGGATATACAAAATTAACGGATTATGCAGACTTTGGTACAATGCTTATATATATTACTGGTGATAATAGGCAATCATTAATAATGCTTTGCGATATTCAAAGAGTGATAATGTTACATGATGAACATAGAGATGATGAATTAGCTGTATACAGGAAAGAGGATGGAGGATATTATCTATATACAGCTAGTTATAACTTATATGCATATATTATTAGCTCTTCGTTTACTCTATCTATTGTTAAAGGACAAGATGGCAACGGGCTTATTAAAATCAATAGGGCCTAATATTATAATCGAGTCCATTTAAACTATGATTAAAATTCTCTCCACTCTCCCCATGAATTACCACCATTAGAAGACATACGGGTAAACCGTTTATTGTCATATATGGACATTGCTATTTGCGTGTGATATTCACCTTGACTGAAATATAATAAATTCCCATAAGTGAATAAATCGAAGTTAATAGTTCCTAGAGATATATTAATCATATATACCCTATTATTCAAACAATTATCCGGATTTATGACAATACCACCATCCCTGAACCAAGTATTGTTAATCCCAATAAGTCCCGCCAGAACTGACGCAACCTGCTCTTTTGTCATCAATCCGATAGCATTTCCGGCGGCATTCACGGCCACAAAACTGGAGATGTCTTCCAAAGCTGGGAGAGCCAGTGTAGACTTCTTCAGCAGTTCCGTTTTCGACACTTTATGCGGAACGCCGTTTGTATCGTACACCTGTACCGTTTCACCATCTTCTTCCGTTGTCTGATTCTTCATACTTTCTGTATGTTTCAATAGATTGTCAGTTTCTTCACCTGTAAAGCTTAATACAAAATCTTCTTCTGCTGCCATAATTGTTTTTAATTTATAGTTATTAATGATATTACCAACATTGTATAGATTATAATTGCCTTGTCCATAACTAATAAAATCCCATTCTTTTTACTTCAAAGAAGAAAGCACCTCCCTGACCGGTACCATATGCCATGTAATTCAGGGAGAATTCCGTATCACTTTCGATGCTTACGTAATATGTCCCGGATGAAAGTCCGACTCTCATCATCGGAGTGACCATTACCATATATTCATCTTTAACTGTGCCCCACTGGGTTGGCATGGTTACTCTATATTCTTTGCTGGATACTTTGGTAAATGACAATGTACTGCCATCGAATGTGTAATACTTTTTTGAATCATCTCTTAAATCAACATAACCTCTGGCCAATACCTTATCAGGACGCCCCATTGCGTAGTTGACATCCAAGTCCTCCCGGCATGTGACAATCCAACCGTAGAATATATCACCAAGACCATAGCCAATCAGCTGAACTATTTCCTTATTCAGTGTCAGTTCATTGTAACTCCTTCCATATTCGTAGAACTTTGCATTACTTGATGAGATTGACGCCTCTCCTGTACCAATGCAGCATACGGTAATCTTTCTTCCTATCTGTTCTTTTCCTGTTGGTATTGAATATACCTTTGTCCAGGAACCTCCACCTTCAATAATGATGTTATCATTGTAGTTCGTGTTAAATGAATCGGATACCTTGGAAAATGGACTTCTAAGGGAGCCGCGCATAAGCACGTCCTCAAAATATCCATTAATAGCTGTAACATCAACAAATGTCGCTCTTCCATCCGTATCTATCGTTGAATAGATTTTTTTCCCATCACCAATTTCAAGTTTCTTGGCTTTGATGGCACCGGCAATCAATTCCGATGTGATGATGACAGCCGCATTTATCAAGTCCGTATTGATAACCCCGCCTTTTATTATAGTCCTACCTGCCAGCGCTTCACCAACCAGGCTTTCCCATCCATCATATCCGATATACTGGGCCATACGGTCATTCACCTGTTCGGCGAAGTCCAAAGCATCGTCAAAGTTTGACATACCGTTACCGCCCAGTACTTCAATCATTCCTTCAACACGCAATCCCTTTGATGGTGAATAAAGGAAACAGCCATTCTTTCCTTCATGGCCGATTTGGAATCGGCATTCTTTCGTAACTCGGTCATACCTTGCCGTAAGTATGTCTCTCTCGCTTAATGAATAAGAACTTATCCCCTGATAGAAGGTAAGAGAAGGCGCACCGTCTCCGTATGCAGACAACACGATTGCAGCCTGATAGTCCGGGTCGGCTATGTCTCCAAGTTGTACCATCACGTCACCCACTTTGGGTATATCGCTTCCTTCGTCACAATGATTCACGGATACATCTATCCAGTTATCACCAACATTTTCCACCAGACGCCACCAATAGTGATTGGATACGCCGTCATATGCGCCTTCCTTAATATTAAAGGACTGTGAGCGTACTAAATTCCCTGGCTTAAAACGATTTTCTATGGCTTTCTCACCATCATCTGCAAGGAAGTAACAGCGATAAACAGAACCATAAGTTCCAGGAGATGAGTAACCTCTTTTCCCGTCTGAGAACTTGACTCCTTTACCATCCTTGAAACGAATTCCCTTTTTTTCTATAAACTCGACCTTAGTAATCGTTGCTCTGGCCCCGCTGGCGTTGAACATGAAGGAAGCTCCGGCCAGCTCGGTCTCCATTATTGAAAGTAACTGGAAAATAGCTTTCTTGCGCACGTACAGTTTGTCAATCCATCCGACAGACTCGCCGCCCTTTTCTGAAGAGAATGACATACCAGCACCCATCATACCGGTCACGAAGTCAATTGATTCCAGGAAAGGAGATATGATACCGCCAAGAAGCTTAATGAGATAGTTTGTCTGGTCTTCCTTGTCCTTTCTCAATAATGTTGCAAGTGACCGTTTTGCCGAAAATACGTTACTGTCCGATGGGGCAGTAGAATCATTGGTCTTAATCACATATATGCTACTTCCTCCGCCTCCAACATAAGTATGCCCTTTATACGTAATCGACTCCAGTTTCTCTTCCACATCATTAAGGCGAGAGTAGGGCATACTTTCCCCAATAGTATATACCGGAGAATCCCATGGAATGTCAAGGTTAAACTCCCATCCGAGAACACGGCTTTCACGGCCATTCTCAAAAAAGGCTTTATTGACCAGGTTTATCTTTTGCCCGAACTCGAAAAAGCGTTTCAGCTTGTCTTCATTAACCCATTCTGACCGGAGGGTAGTGTAGTATGTACCATCGTCCTTTTTTCGCTGGTCTGCTATCTTCTGTGCCTTCTCTTTCAGTTCCTGCTCCGCGTCCGGAATCATTTGTACAGAAACAAACTTTGGATCAAAACCGGAAAGGATATACTTGTCATCATTTTCAGGATATATGGTATCATCCGGCAATGGACGTCCGTAGTCTTCGCTGCGGACAATTTCCCAAAGCTGGCTTCCGTTGTTGTCCGGGTCAAAAATAACACCGAACTCCAATCCATTCATTTTGCCGGACTGAAAGATAATTGTCAGCTCTTGTCCCGGAAGTATGTAGTCCTTGGAGAAATTCAGGCCAGTATCACGATAGCGATAGTAAGTCACGGTTTCCTGACCTCCGTCTTCATTTGTAACGGTTTCCGTCCTCGTAGATACACTTGACATCGTACTTTCAAGTCGGGGATATACCTCGTCAAATACCACGATGTCTTCAATTGCTTCTTCCTGGCTCATGTCAGGATACACATCTATGTATGGCGTACCAGCGGGAAGCATAAGTCGTCTTTGCACAACTCCGTTTACTACCGTCTGCTCTTCAATGGAACGGTAGTTCTCAGGTATGTTTCTTGTAGATCCGAATGCATAAATGCGGGTGGCATAAGTGCCTTTGCTCTCACTGCGAGTCATGGCAGACGCTTCAACCCCTAACTCGATTTTCACGGCATCACCGAATTCGTTTCGCCCAAAATGAATTACGTTGTCCGTTATCCAGCAATCACAGTTCCACTTATCCTCACCCGCCATTGAGAATAAGGCATCCAGCAGGTTCATATTGTCATACGTCATTGCAACTGCCTTATTCTCTACTGTTGAATCTATTTCAAATACGAATTCTTTTCCCTTATAGGTATATCCCAAAGCTTTCAGGTTACGTAAGAACACACCAAGCTGTACATCAAGGGCTGCGGTGAGAGACCATGACGCTTCATATCCAGCATGTTCAGGAGTGTATTTGAAAATTTTGTTTTTCCACTTCCAATAGTAAGCATCCAGTTTCAGCTCATAATCATATCCACCGGTAGAAGCATTGAAAGAAGGTTTCTGCAGGTCTGTTACCTCATATACTTTTGAAAGTAAGCCGCCCAGTGAATCATCCAGAACCCCAGAAAGGTCTACATAGTCTCCAAGTTTAAAATATATCGGTTCAGGCACGGAGAATGGGAGAACGATGTAGTCCTCTTTCATCAGTGTAAACTTTCCCTTCGCCCCTTTGTTGATAGGGGTGGAGAATCTTGTCTTTCCGGATATGTCCTTAATTTCAATCATATCCCCAAAGTTCATAAATAGAAAATGGAAGCCCTAAAAATCCGGACTTCCATTTGAAACAATAAAGGAAATGTTCGTTATTCGCTTCTGTCCATGGGATTCGGTTCGCAAAACTTACTTGAAACCTTACCGAAACACCTGTCAATACTCAACCCGTAAGAGATGCTTTTCCCCAGGTAAACCAGCTTGTAGACTTCGTTTCCAAGAGTTGGGATTTTGATGTTTACGGTTCCTTTCTCCAGTTCTGACTGAAAAGATTTCTTCTTTGTCCGATAGTCGCCTTCTGAGTTTCCTTCTATGGTGAACTGGAGAGTGATTTCACGCGATGCTACTTTTGCATTTTCGGTTATTATTCGCTTCCCGTGCTCCAGACGGCTCTCATCTTCGATGTAGTCTTTCATCTGGTTGAATCCGTCGATAGCATCGAGAAAACTGTCACCCATGCGGACACCCCATGTGCTCCAGGCATCCTTCCCGTTAATAAATAAATCTCCTGTCATAGTCTTGCTGTATTACGTTTCACTTCGGCAATGTCGGCCTGCATCTGTTTGATAGGTTTGACAATTTCGCCTGTGTTCTCTCTGATTTGCTGTAACTCCAAATAGGAATTGGCCAGGATAGTACGTGTCTCGTCGGCAATGTTGTACAGACCGGTCACTTGTGATGTCAGGGAGCCGATGGAACCTCGCAGTTCGGTAATAGCTACCGTTTGCTGCTGTTCTGCCGTCTCAATACGAAGATTGGACTCATACACGGCTGTAAACCGCCCACTCAGTTCCCCGGCATCCTCGTGCGTCATTTCTGTACCGAATCCGCGGCTGGAGGCCGACTGCTTGGAACTGCTGCCAGCCTTGTCGTATCCGGTAGCTGCGGCAAGTTCATCCCGTAGTTTCAATGCTTCATTCACGTACCCCATATATTCGTTTTGGAGTGAATTACGTTCACTCTCACTCAGGTTTCCGTCCTTCATACTTTCACCGAATCTGTTCCACCAGTCTTCCAGCTTCTGGCTGTACATGTTACCGATTTTATCTGAAAGCATGGCACGCATAAAGTATTCTGATAGGTTATCCGCAAAATCTTCCGCCGAGGCATCCATATCCATAAGGGTATCGATGAAACTATCATACATGGAATCAAAACTTATTCCGGTAAGCTGTTCGAAAAGTCCCTCTTTCAGTCCTTCGAGGTTTCCGGCCAGATCTGCATATTCATCTAGTGCATCAACGACAGCATTTCCATAGCCTCCTTTTCCTGAATCGGCCATTTTCTGCCACAAGTCTACATTCTGACGTAATAAGTCCATCTGCTCCGGCGACATCTGCCACAAGGAATCTGTACCTGTGAATTCTGCCATGACATTTTCTCGAATCCATTGTATGTCACTTTCCGACCAGCCCATGTAATAGGCCCAGCTATGATGCTTACTGTGATAGCCAGCATTTGCCTGCGCTTTTGCAAGGACATTCTTGTTGTATTCCTCCTGATACTTGATGGCTTTATTGTACTCTGCTACGGATTTCTCGCTTCCCTTGCTGGACTTCATTTCTTCTGTAAGGGATTCGATGGCAGACTGCAACTTTTCGTTTCTGTCCGTGAGTCTGTTGATGGTATCCTGCACCTCTTTTTCGTTTCCTCCAATACCGAAGAGTTTGCTGAATCCGCCGAAAGTCAGGGTATCCCATATTCCACCTACAGACTTAAAGACACTACTGAATATGTTACCTACGAAACCATCCAACCCCTGTGTCCCGATGGCATCTAAAAGAGAAAATGCAGCTCCAATTATACCTCCAAGTTTCTCGCTCTCTTCTGCAAATATGTCTACTATATTTCCGGCCAAATCACCGACCTGAGAGAGTGAAATTTCAGAATTTGAACCAAGCTGGGTAATGACGTTCGACAATGTGACAAGGTTGCTTGTCGTTTTATCTGTTGACTTTTGTACATTGACCTGAGCGTTCTGCTGTCTTTTCTGGGCATCATTCAGTTTCTTCGTGGCCGCTTCCTTCTGTTCATCTGTTCCGCTTCTCATGGCTTCGTTGTATTCCTCCTGAGCTTGTGACAGTTCTTCCTGTGCCTTGGCCAATTCGCTTAACTGTTCGGGTAGGTCGGCCAGCAATCCTCCTTTGTCGATAAGGGTTGACTGGATGTTGCTTAAAGCCTCGTCAATGACCTTCTTCTGGTCAACAGCCATATTCTTGTATTCTTCGGAGTTCTTGAAGTCCCTAAGCTGCTGCTTTACCTTGTTCAGTGACTTTTTGGATACCTTGTCCAAGTCACCGAAGATAAGTTCCCAGTTGATTCCCTGTTTCAGCTTCTCAAGATCAAGGGAGGAGAGTGCCTTATCCATTTCTTTTTGGAGTATGTCCTTGTCTCCCTGAGTAGTGGCCTCTGAGATTTTACGGGTGTACTCGGCTATGATTGCATCACGTTTCTGCATAAATGTACCATAGCTTTTCAGGTAACGTTCGTTGGCCTCGATTGCAGCTTGATTTTCAGTTTCTGTAATTTCGGCCAGACCTTTTTCACGCGACGTCATGGCATTAGACGCACGACTTCCTAATACTTCCCGCTGTTCAGACGTAAGCTTTCCTCCTTGCGCATCTTCCCATTTTTTGCGCTGTTTCCTAATTTCATCGATTTCTCGCTGGTAATCCAGCTCAATCTGTCTGCGCTTCTTTTCAGAACCTTCTTCCATCAGGTTGATTTCTTCCTGCTGATTGGTCCTGCGAAGCTGAAGGAGTTCTTCTGCAACCTGTTGCTGCTCTTTCTTTTGTCGCTCGGCATCTTTCTTCGCATCATTCTCTTGTTTGGCCAGAGTGTCTCCTGTTATACCACCGAGCGATTTATATGATTTTTCTGCCGCTTCCAACTCTTCTACAGCTTTCTTATAGGCTGACTCAGTACCTTTTTTAGCATCCTCTACAGCCTTTAATTTTGCTTCGTAAACAGCTTTTGCTTCTTTATATGCTTGCTGATACGACTTTTCCGATGCTTCCCTTTGCGATTCCAGGCCAAATATGGTGCCGTCAATCCCTTTTAGCGCTGCTTGCGCATTATTGAACCGTATTTGAACGTCAATAGGAATTGTTGCAAAAGGAAAATTCTTAATTTTTTCTTGCTCTTCCTGCAATATTTGTCTTGCTATATTGTATTCGCGTATAATCTGCTCACGATTACTTCTTGCTTCCATTAGCTTGACTTCTACAGGTTTCGAGTTTTCCTCTGTTTCCTTTTTCAGTCGATTATATTCGCTCAGGGCTGATTCCCACTTGTTAAGATTTGCTTTTGCTGATTCTATTTGTGAAGCAATTAATGGGGCACCTTGCCCGGCATTTTTTAAAGAAGCATTTAATGATTTTATTTTCTCCTCCCATTGTTGTATATTCTTTAGTATGTTTTCATAACTGTTCTTGTCTCGTTCCTTATTCAGTTCTTTATTTGCTTCTGCAAGATTGAGTACAGCCAGTTGTTCACGGGTATAAGCAGAAGAAAGTGCAGGAGAATACCTTTGCAGTTCCTCATAGGCCTTTATCTTTGAAAACTCTGTTTCTGTCTCATCTTGGATAACGCGTATCAGCTCTTCTATCTTTTTCTTGCGTTCCTCTTCCTGATTCGCAAAATTCTTTTGTTCTTCATTGAATTTTTGCTGTGCCTTTTCCGATGCGGTTGTGCTGTCATGAAAGGCCCACATAGTAGCAACAAGCCCAGCAAGAACCGTAGCTACCAGTACATACGGGTTAGCTTTCATAACCGTATTCAAAGCCTTTTGTGCTATCATTTGAGCTTTAGTAACCAGTATTGCAAGTTCCATTCTGGCCGTTAATGTATCCTGAGCTATTCGCACAACAATAAGAGCGGTTTTATATGTCCCGTATGTAGCAATCAGTCCTATCAAAATCTTACCAACAGTTTCATAGTTCTCAATAAGACCTTTCAATCCTGAAATACCTGCAGAAGCAATTCCCTGAGTATCTTTTCCAATCTCATTCAACATTGTATCCCAAGCATCTCCAAGGTTACTCAACTGACCTGTAAGAGATTTAGACTGTTCTTGCATCAGGTTATAATAGATTCCTGATTCACTAGTCATATTTTTGAAGGCCTGTTCTACTTCTTTAAATCCTACCTTGCCTTCCTTTACTAAACCGGAAACTTCATCTTTTGTCACACCAAGCACTTTTGCCAGTTCCTCGTAGATGGGAATACCACGTCCTGCAAACTGACGAATATCGACAGCATAGGCCCTTCCTTGCGTCCTTAATGTGCCATAGAGATAGGCTATTTCACTAAGCTGGGAGCCAACACCGGCGGCTACATTCCCCAACATTACAAGCTCATCACCCACATTCTCGGCTGACGAGCCATAAGCAATCATTTGCTTGGCAGATGATGCCACCCCTTGAAGGTCAAAGGGCGTCTTTGCGGCAATATCCACCAGTTCCGACATCAGTTTATCTGCTTTTTCCTTACTTTTCAGCATGGTTGAAAAAGCAATTTCAAGCTGCTGGAATTGTCCTCGTACATTGACAAGTTCTGTGGCAAAGTTTTTCAAGGCAGTTACTCCACCTATTACACCAAGTACTTTGGTTAAGGAAACGGACATCTTTTCATTTGCTTCGACCGTTTCGCCGGCTTCTTCCTTAAAAGCTGCATATTCATCCTTCAGTCTCTTTACTGAAAGACGGGCTTCTGCCTGCTGTTGAGTAAGTCCAAACAAAATATCTTTCTGCTCCCTTAACTTATCGGTTTGAGCTTTTATCTGCTCCGACATACCGCTGGTATTACCACCCGACTTTACAGTTTCTCGGTATTTCTCTTTCAATAAAGTAAGCTCATTTTGTAATTGCCTAATGACACCCCTTTGTGAAGTAATATTTGCAGAGAGGTTGTTTACTGTTTGTGAAGCGCTGTAAATTCCATTTTTGAAATCACGCTCCATTGTAGCTCCAACTTTAGCCGCCTCGGTTACCAGCCCCATCATTTGTTGGCGAGCAGATGCCAATTGGGTTTCCAAAGCCCTTGCCGCTGCCGGAGATTTGTTCACGTCCATCTTTTTGAGTTGGGCTTCCAGCTTTTCACATTCTTGTCTTAGCTTTACGACCTGTTCCCAGTCACTTGATACACGGAATACGAGTGTTGCCATAAATAAAAATCTAAATATTAATGCTTAAAATTATGATATAAGCAAATAGTATTCAGACTTTTTGAAATCAAAAACGAAACAACTTGGCAATTGTCGTGTAATTTAACTTCTATTTTTGAATAATTAGACTCCATCTCGGAATAGAACAAAAAAGGCGCACCATTATGATGCGCCCGATTGTCAATTTGTTCTTTAATTTATATCAGAGCCTCACGGCTGGAATATCAAAACTTGACATTTGCCATTCTTTTAAGTATCTCATTGTATTTTGATTGTATGATAGCTCTTTGCTTTTCTGATGCTGTAATTATCTTTCCTTTATACTTTCGCATTACAGATTCATTTATACCTATTTCCTTTGCAAACTTACTTGCATTAATAAAAGGGAACGCTTCAAAAAATCCACTTAAGTCATACACATACTCCACAGAATAGCCAGCTTTATACCAACTTGGAAATTCACCATGTTTTTCTTTGTAATATTCTGCCTGTTCCTCTAAAACAGAAACAAAGTCCTCTTTCGCTTCTTGTTCTGTAAGCCCAAAGCCATACGCACCGTTTACATCTTCAGAATAGATAGAAATTCCTCCATCATCTGCTTTTTCAATAATAGCCTGAATCTTCTTCATAATCGTGTATTTTAAGTTTTGTCAATTAAATGCACCCACCGAAGTGGGTGCTGTTCTTTTACTTCTTTAACCCCGCCTTTTTCATCATGCTGTCAAGAGTACCTTTAGGTATCTCTTTGGCTGGATGTCTGCCTACAGGGATAAAGTAGTCAAAGTCGGGATGAACATACTTGTGATGTTTCTTTCCCTTTTCGATTGTCCAGCCTGCTGACTCAATCAATTTGTAAAACTCTGAAAACTTCATAAATCAAAGAACTTTTAATTGACAATGCAAAGGTAACATTTTCGTTACTATTAAGCAAGCTTTGTAACGTAAAAAAGTAACGTTTCTGTTGCTTTTTAACATTCTAATAGAGCCATATCTATTTCTTGTTTCTTCTTCTGCGTGAAGCCATATCCTTGCCTTTCACCTTCGTGACTTTTGTCCCGGTAACTGTATGGAGCTTGTCACGCTGCATTAATACTAAATTCCTGTATGGTATCTCATAGACCACTTCCCGGTATGACAGATGCAGATTTTCCATGAACGATGCAATCTGTCCCAAGAGAGTATCATTTCCTACGACCTCGGTTTCGCTGCCAGCAGACTTACGTTCCTCGCCAAGCTGACAGCTTTGAGAAAAACCTTTGAGTCAATCATAGAGAGTGCTTCATCTAAAGCATTTACGTTTTCTTCGTATGTTCCTTTTGCCAGTTCTTCACTCAAGTTTTCGTCACCAGCTATCAGCCAGGAGAGAGCCTTGCTGTAAGCCTCGCTTTCTCCAAGGGAGAGAAGCACTTCTTTCAAATTGTCTGCTTCTTGTACGCCTGACAAATGGGAGATTGCCCCGGCCAGCTTGTGGATAGTAGGAGGGTAGACCGTGTAGGCTTTCCCAGCGACAAACACCGTTCTGAAATCACTTCCGATAATGGATTCAGTTACTATTTTTGCTCCTTGATTCATTCTGATAAAAGATAAAAATTAAGGGGTGAAGCCATAAAGCCCACCCCTGTTATGGAATTCAATCTCTACCTATTGGATAGGCATTAAGCACCTGCTTTTACTTCAGATGAGTCAAACCAGTATTCCGGTGCAACTTCTGCATTTTGTGGTTCCAGTTCCACCGCACTTACAGGAATACCGACAGCCTTGTCTGTTGTGGCTTCACGTGCACCGATGTCAGCACGGGGAATCACACAATACTGGTCATCGTCAGTCAAAGCGACAAGTAACTTCTCAATGTTTACCTTGCCTCTTGCTCGTTTCCAACCCTTATCAGTGTTAATTACATCACCACCCATGAGGTCTTTCTTGGTCGGATAGTCGTACTCACCAATGGTGAAGTTCACGGTTACATCGCCCATTTCCTTATCACTACGATAAGTCTGACCGGTAAGCTGGTTCTTGTAGTTAGTGCGGCTTGCTTCCGCTTCTTCAAGTGTCCATGTATCCTGATGGATATTCTTAACCTCTTTTAAGGTTTCACCTTGTAAAAGAGTATATAAAGCCTGCCCAGTCAAATCTGCTGTGATAGCATTTGTCTCGCCATACCAAAGTTTCTTGATATTCACGGCGGTGATTTTCTTTGATTCTGCCATATTATTTCACATTTAAAACTTCAAACAAAATTCTTACATTCACATAGTGACACTTTAAGGATGTGTCCTCCTCAGTTTCGATTGACTCGATGGAATAATGATAGGTGGTACCATCATAGCGTCCGGTTATTCCGTCAAACAATTCTTGCGCCTGTTTCTCCAGCTCGTTCAGACGGATGGTGTTGGCTTCACCGTCTTTCAGGTCGGGAACACAAAGGTTCACTTCTACGAAAGATTTCTTCCAATATTTGCCCGGCTGTTGCTTCTTGGCGTGAATGACAATCCTTTCGGACTTTATCGCCCCTGTCAGCTTCTTGCCATGGGGAACGATATCAATCCCGAAAGACTTGCAGTCACGGTAGAGAATGTTCGCTATGTCAGTAGTTACTATCATACAATAAGATATTGAATATTATTATCATACTGAAGGAATACATGAAAAACCAGTTCTCTAAGTTGAACAGTACCTGCAAATCTTTTGTCTGACAAATCTTTATCAGATATATTTTGTCCTGTTGCATACATAAAAATATCCACTAAACACAATTCTTTTTGACATTCATCTACTACTGCCCACAAGCAAATTGCATTCCGTTGTGCTTGAATAGATAATATTCTTGCTCCGATAGGCAGACATAATTTTGAGTGGTCTGCGACCATCAGTTCATACTTGAATATTCGTTTCATTTGATTTCCTCCTTTAATCGTCTCTCAGCAAATAAGGCTGCACCAGTTGAAACTTCGTAACCTTTGGATTCCACGTGTGAGGCATACTCAGCATCGTTTCTTATCACCAGTCCATCATCCTCAACTGAATACTTGTTTGACTTACGGAGCGTTCCGGTCCGGTTCTGATAACTACCGTTCTTTATAGCATAATCGACAGCTTCCTTTCCGACCCTCTCTTCTACAGCTTTCACCTCGGCATAACCTTGGTCGAAAAAGCTGTCCACGTCCGAAAAATCAAACTTTACAGCCATATCTCTGAGTAACCAAAATAATTCGTATTCTTCACCATGTAAACCTTGCCAGTTCCCTTGGTATTATCGCCATCCATACATCTGACTTCATCGCCAGCCTTCAGGGAGGTTTTCTTTTCACAGACTATGTGATAGTTCGGTCGGTACACCTCGCCGTTCTCCGAAGTAAACTCCTTGGTGGAGTTATCATCACACCGGCACTTACATACGTCCTGCCAGCTTTCTCCACCGGTTCCGGGAATAGGCCGGCCGAACTCGTCTGTTTCCATTGGAGTAGTAACCTTGATTTGTAATATATGTGGCGCGAATATCATAGGAATCTGACTTTAGGTTTATCTGACAGTGTGTCTTCAAGGCCATACTTCTTGCACAAGAATGAGTAGTATTCCTTCAAGCCTTTGGTGTCCCAGGACATAGAGAAACCGTTCTCGCTGATGGAAGTAGCACGAAGTAGAAGAGAGGGGATAAACTTCGCCATAGACACCGAAACAAGTCCGATGTTTGACGGGCCCATCTCATCCTCTCCGCTTACTTCTGAAGACAAACTTATCTCCAAAAGGTCAGCCTCCGACAAGTTGATGCCGAAGGTCTGAAACTTCTGTGATATGTAGTCGTTTACTGTCATGCGTTCATGGTTGACAAATCAAAGTTCACAATCAGATTCGGGTTCGTAATCTGAGGAATCCACTCTGCAGTGTATTCCAAATAACGACCGTTCTTGTCCTTGTAACCGGAAATAAGCATATCACCGTCTGCCTGGGTGTAGTTACGTCCCGGTACGCCGTCCACTGCTTCGTACGGAGTGTGGAAACGCATATAACCGACCTTATCCTGCGGAAGCAAGGTGATACGGTCGTCTGCATAAATCTGCACGTTCTTCCCGGTCTGGTCTTTCACGTAATCTTCCTTGATTTCAATGGCCGGAAGCCCGATGCCAGTGAATACTTGGGAAGCCAGTTGAGATGTAATCAAACCAGTTGAAAGATACATCTCATTTCCTGTAAGCTGCATCTTGAACTTGTCACCAAACTCAGCCGACCCGATGATATTCTTCACGAAAGTTCCTCGTGACATAATCATCTTCTGGAAATTACCGTAGTCCGCTTTCAGTGCATTAATCTGCTGCTGCAAATAGGTGATGAAGTTCGTCTTCGCACCAGTATCAGGCTTGATGAACTTGAACGGCAATTCAATGTTGAGAAGGTCAACGCCTCCGGCATTGTCGTCCTTGTTCTTAACAGCTGCTTCTCCGGTCATCAGAAGTGAACCTACGATAATATCCATGCGCTTGTGAGCTGCCAAAAGTACCTGGCGGTAATCGTCATAGATGAAATTCACGATTTCCTGCATGGCTGCTACCTGGTCAGCAGGTTTAGCTGCGTTAAACTTGTCAATCAAGTCCTGAAGTTCGGACAGGCGGTCAATGGAAATCTGGTAAGCATCGCCAAGATAAGCGATTTCACCATATCCTGAACCGATATTCCGGCGTTCACGGATAGGCTTCTCGCCGTATCGTGAGTTAATAGAACCGGCCATCACTCCAGTAACCTGACCGATGTAGTCCTTGAATACACGGGTAGTCGTTCTACGGAAATCAAGATACTGCTGCCAGTAGATTGTATCCTTACGAGTCTGAAGGACGCGCTGGATAACGGCGTTTACGATATTGGGGTCATTAAACAGAGTATGAATAGTTAGCATCATGTTTTACCTCCTTTCTTTATTTGCTTGCAATTACACCTGCTGTTCTCAAAGATGCCAGAAGGGCATTCAATTTTGTATGTGCATCTTCCTGCCCAGTAGCATCATCTACTTTAACACCTTGCTTTACACCTCCGAGAGCAGAAGATGTTGCTGCAGACAAAGTGAATTTGTTGGCTTGGGATGCGATACCATCCAATTTAGCTTTGTCTTCTTTACTCATCAAGCCATCTTGACTGGAAGACGCTTTGGCAACTACAGCCTTTCCACCTTGAGTAACGTCAGGAGCGTTGAACTGGAAATGCGGCATGTTGGCCTTGTCAATGTCAGAGAAAGGCATAACCAATTTGGTAGGCTCAATCTCGAATGCTCGCATCAAAAGAGCAACTAATACAATGCCTTCTTCTACTTGTACTCTTCCGTACAAGGCTGAGTTAGCAATGACTTTCGGAGTTGTGCCGCTTACCGCTGTAGCTTCATAGAGTACAGTACCAGCTTCCAATGTTTCGCCAAAGTCGGCAGACAGCGTCAACTTATCGAAAGCTTTGTTTGATTTGTCAATACTGTTGATGGTAGCCCCATGAGAACCATTACCCAGATGCATACCCACATAAGCCAAAGAGTTTTTCTTGATTTTCAATGTGGTATTGGAACCGGTGGTAAACTTTTCATAGACTTCTACACGGATAGCCACCTGAGCGGTCTTCTTCACCAAGTCGGCGGCAATCGGTGTAAAGGATGGAAGAAACGAACCAGCGACAAGGTTGGCCGTATCCAGCTTGTAAGGGCCTCTACGTCTTACACCGGTAGAAACGTCATAGCGTTCCTCGATGGACGGTTCAGGCTCAATGTTGTACTTAAATCCTGCTGACATAAATTACTTGTTTTGTTGTTCGACAATAGATTTTGTGTCCGCCTCAATCATTTTGGCGAACTCACTTGCTTCCTTCTCCTGCTTCTGTTCGGCAGTTTCGGGAGCTTTGGAGAACTGAAACCCGTTGTTAGACATATCCTGCTTCATGTCCTTGAAATAAGTATCCAAGTCCGTGTTCTCAGGAATGTTGCGGTCTTTCAGCATAAATTCGGGAATACCGTACTTCTTCGCCACTGCTGAAATCTGAGAATTGCGCTGCGCCTGCGCTTCATTTTCCTCCATTTTGGCCAGCTTGTCGGCAAACGGCTTGATACCGGCGGCAATGCCATCGGCAATCATCTTTGCGATGTCTGTCTCCTGCGGCTTTGGAGGGTCGTTTGGTTTCGGTGGTTCTGGTTTCGGATTCTCGATTGGTTTTCCGTCTTTCAGTCCATGCTTCTTCTCGTAGTTTGAAACAGCGGAAGTCTGCGCTTGTCCTGCACGGAAATCACCATAGTTTTGCATCACGTCCTGAAATGAGATACCCTCAACGATGGAGGTCACCTTCGTTTCGTCCGTTACACCCTCTGCCTTCTTTGTGGCGATACGGGTGAGTGTGGCAGTGTCCACCCCAGCGAATTTCTGTTGCAGTCCTGCCAAGATTTGTTCAAAGATTGTCATACCGTATGAGTTTGATTAATAATTTCATACGGTAAATTTACTTATAGAGAAAGGGAAGGGGAAATTTTAAGGCTAACGATACGAAACAATTAAGAGAATGTTCGTTTTTAAGCAAAAAGAAAGCGTGACTACCTAAGTACTCACGCTGAATATTTATTTCTGTTGTTCTATAAAGAATTTTATTTTAGATAGCATCTGGTCAAACGATTCTGTATTTGACATAGCAGGGAAATCTTCTCGTCCCTTATCAAATGCCCATAATTTAAAAAACTGGACTAATACTCCAGAATAGTTACTACAATCATTTTTTACATAATCGAAAATTTCAAATATTCTTTGGTCCTCATCTGGATGTTGATCATCTCCTTTCAAATCATCTGAAAAAAACAATAAAGAGGATAATGCGGAAAGAATACCTAAAGAAGCTGTAATTTTTTCTTCTTTGGGAACATCAAAATATATATCCCAAAAGGCTAAATTATCAGCATCAGATTCATCTTTTTTATTTGGAAGATAATGCTTAAAACGGAAATGAGCCAACTCATGTAAAAGGATAAAAACTATTCCATAAGAAAAAACTGAATTAGTTTTAACACTATAAGTGCCACCCATATCAATTTTATTAAGTTGCTTCAAATCATCGTCAGACACTTTATTTTGTCTTAGATGAGAAGCTATTGTAAATTCATCAAATGTTTCTTTTAGGACTTTTTCTAATGAATTTATTTCTCGCAATGTAACATACTCTTCACTTGTTTTGTTATAATCATTTAGTTCGTTTATTACTGCATTGGCTAAATCAGGTTCTAGCTTCTCTAATTCAAGTTTAAATACGATTGCATCATAGGTCTTAATGGCTATATCACATATAATCCATAAAAATTGGCAATATGCAGAAGATAAATGAACCCTATTTAAACAGTCTAAATGGGCAATATCTGTAATCATTCCATCACAATCCTCCCATTGAATTTCATTATGTAATCCCTCTTGTATTTGCTCTGAAATCTGGGCAGATTTAATTTGAGACAATAATTTACTAATATTATCATTTAGTTTATGTACCGGAAACTTTAATTTTTCCATAATTACAACAAATTTATAGCTGCCAGTTCCTCTGTCAGCGCGTTAATACCTTTCTGAATCTTCTCTAATTGTTGTTTGCGTGGTTTGTGTACTCCAGCCGCATAATGCCACAACTGACGTTCATTAATTCCGGTTATCCGGCTCAAAGCAGCTTTAGTAAAGATACTGCTGTAATAGTTGATGAAAGTGGCAGCATCTATCTTGAACTTCAAGGTGAACTCTCCCTGTAAAACTTCCACTGGAGCGATGTTCATCTCCTTGCATGAATCCAAGTATAGTTCAACAGCTTCCTTCATGTTCTTCTCGATTTCCTTCACATCGTTGCCAACCGTTATCACCGGAGCACCTTCAATGTAAGCACTAAGATTATTTCCAGCATGTTCTACAATCACTTCTACGGTTTTCATACTGACCTCCTTTTTATCGTTAAACAAAAGAGGCGGGGGCTATTTTAGCCCCGCTTGCCTCAGAATGTTGTAATAAGTGCCTTTCTCAACGCCTTTCTTGCCGTGGTCTGGGACAATCACTACATGGCTACCATCAGTGTAAACCATGTGACTGCCTTTCTGCCTCACGAACCAAAAGCCATTTTCAGTAAGCAGCGTTACAACGTCTTTAACTGATTTGTAGCTCATAGCGTTTAAGACTTAATTACGATGCAAATATAGTAAAATAACGAATAATTACAAAGGAGTATTCATGTTTTTACTATGATAAAGAAAATAGCGATACCTCGAAAGATACCGCTATTCAAATAGTCAATATTTTAGATTTATATCATTCTGTTTTGTATTATCCCCGTAAATATTCTGACTGAATTGTTCTATTCTTCAGATTTGCTGCTGGAACTTTTAAGAGAGGAAAGCTGTTTCTGTTTCTCAATGTCGTTCTTCTGCTTCTCAGCCTGCTCTTCCTTGATGGCTTCAATCTCATCCAGAACTGCATCCACGTTCCCCACAAAGGTGATAGCCCGCTGTTGCGACCAGATTTCACCGTCCTTGGCCTTGATTGCCGTGTCTATCTTGTCTTTGATGTCCTCCAGCTTATACGGCTGCATCTGCACATCCACGTCAATGGTTTCGGAGGCTTCTTCAAGGGTGGAATTCACGGAACCCAACGCAGAGACAAGAAAGTTTACCCGTCGTTGCATGAACTCGCCGACGGTTTCATTCAGGTTCTCCACATTCAGGTGGGTGGACATGAACACATAGTCGAAAGTCACACCGGAAACGGCGTTTCCTGTACCCTTCAGGGAGTCGAAAGAGATTCTGGGCGTATTGGTCAGTCCGTATATCTGACTTAACAGCGTCTCCACCTCAAATTTTACCGTATCGGGCACCTGAGACCAGGTAAGATACTGGGCATTTGCTCCCTGACCGGTCAGCTCGACTACACGATTCTTGAACTCACCTGAGAAATTCTCCACGTTACCAAAAAGCATGAGGATAGGGAAGAAGTGGTAGTCGATACAGTCTGCATAGTTTGAGAGAAGCTTCTCCAGTCTTACACGGAGACTCTTTATCTTTTCACAGTACGCTTCCGGACGGTACATATAAATCACCGGCATCTTCTTGAATCCATGTGCAAATGAGCCTTTGTCAGTCCAGTTGCTTGTCAGTTCCCACTGATAAACCATGTCCTTGGTAATGGTCATGAAGCAGGTAATCTCCACGTCATTCAGATCTTTCTTCTTGTATTCACGGGACAGGGCCACAAAATCCCCCTGGTCATTGAAGAAAGGGTAGAGCTTGTCGCCACGGAACGGAGACCAGATGGCACTCTTCAGACGGTATTCAGGTTTTGATTTGCCGAAGATTCCTGAAATCTTTCGTTTGAGCTTTGCCCAGAAGCCGTCATCCTTCACCACATACCAGTATTCGGCCACTTCCTGCTCGGCCAGCCATGCCCGGACTACTTTCTTGTTCTGGTATTTCAACTTGTTTTTCTTGAACACCTGCTTCAATGTGGAAAGAAGGATTTCTTCCGACTGGTCCGGCTGGCAATCAAGGACCGGTTCTGTTCCAACGGTGAAGGCAGTCTGAATGTTCACGATGTCCTGCTCGATAGGAAGAGCAATCCTGTTTGGGTCAACTTCTTTCCTGACCGCCGGCTCAACATATTCTTTCCTGGTTGTCGGGTCTGTAATCCGTTTCTCAGGCTGGGTAGTGATTTTGATTTTCGGGTATTTCTCTTCATCTATCACTATCTCGTGCTTGTTCGGATTCCAGTCGTTGTAAAGAGCGTGAGCGTTTGGTTGCTCGGTCTTTCGTCCTTTTTTCAGATAGTAGATTTTTCTCTCTACTTCCGGCATAGCTAAAATTTCTTCTATAGTCATATCTCAAAGTTTAATGTCCAAATATTCCTGAAACGTCTTTGGGTTTCATAATTCTACCGAGAAGTTCTCCCAGCACATAGTAGCGTGCAGCATCTATGCCATGATTATCATGGTCTTCAGGTTCGTTGATGTAGTTTCCATCCTTATCCTTTGCCCATACATAGTTTCTGAACTCCCTCTGCAGGTTATAAGAACGCTTGGTGATGAATATTTCCATTCCCTGCATCTTGTCAATACCGGCATTGACAGAACCTTGTCCTTTCTCTACCGCGTATATTTTAATCCCTCCGTTATGAATTTCCTGGATGAGTCGCGGGTCCGCACTGTCGGCAATCACTCTCAAATTCCACGGACGTAGCGTCTTTATAATATCCCCAGATAATAATCCAGTTCTATAATCCACTTCATCCAAATAAAGCGCATTGTCAATGATTCCACATCGGATAGCTGCTGTAGGGTCATTGGTATAACCAAAGTCTAATCCGATTCCAACTTTCTTACACCACATCGGGAATTCATCCACGATGCCCCATTTCTTGAACACGGCACCTTCGGCCACGTCAGCCCATCGGCCGATAACGACATGAGCATATTTCTCCGGGTTCTTCTCTTTCATTTCTTCAACCTCTCTCAGAAACTCAGGAGATAAGTTTGCTATATTGTCGAAATAAGTCGTATGAATATGTAGAACATTCGGATGGGTGGAAATCTGTACCTGGACGCCGTCAATATCCACCAGCCGATGAGTATTCTCGATGTATTTCTTGTAGATGAAATGGTTCGAATCGCATGGATTCATAATTATGATAATCCGGTTCTGGATTCCCTTCTTACGGATGGAGAGCATAATCTTGTCAAACTCTTCCTCACTGGTCCATTCCTCTGCTTCATCACAGACAAAGGTGGTGATACCCTGAATTGATTTCAACTTTGCCGTCTGATTCCCGGAAGAAGTCTTGATACCCCGGAACATGATACGACTGCCGGTCATCCGATTTACGATGTCCGTCTTGGTGGTCTTGAAATACTTCGTTGTTCCATCCAAATCTATCTTTTCCATCATCTCTGGAATGATAGACATGCCGGCTGACACCATCGTATAACGGGTATAAAGAATCTGATGGACAATCTTCTCTGTGGGAGTCATTTCGAATGTCAATCTCTCTATGAAGGTGGAAGCATTGAAAGACTTCCCCGAACCACGACCACCGGTAATGAGAATGATAAACTTCTCGCTATCGGTATATAGCGGATGATATATCGTTTGGGGTACAATCATTTCAGTTTGTCTTTAATCCATGAGTCAATAGAAATTCCGTGGTCAATATCCTTTGGAATATCTGCATCTTCGTCCTGACGGCGTTCAACATTCCTCCATTCATCGTCGTGATGATATAGCCAGACAGACATTGCCTGAAGGTTGGGAGCCAGCTCGCTTTCACTTACCTGAAGCTCTTCTTCGCCGGTCAGGTTTCCGTCCTGGTCTTTCAGCTTTCTTACTACAGTACTCTTGGTCTTGATACCGCCCAAAGCTACAGCAAGGAACTTGGCACGTACAGCTGCAGTGATGGTCGCACGCCCGCGCGCTAATACTTCGCATAATTCAGAGTGCTCATTCTTCTTCTCACAAAACGTTTGGGGAGCCAAGCCTAACGCAAAAGCGATTTCTCTGTCCGTGAATCCCTTTTTGGCATACGTCTCCACCTGAGAGAGGAATTCCTCACTCTTGTAATCGAATTTGGGCTTTCGTCCTGTATGTTTGCTTTTTTGAGATTCACTTTTCATAATTAATCATCCGTTATTGTTACCCATATAAATGCGGCGAGAAACAGGCTTATCACCATAAATATCAATTCCTCTCTTTGAGAAATAGCTATCTATCCTGGCCGCATATCTTTCCATTATAGACTTCGTTCTGTCTCTTATACTTCTTTGTCTGTCTGTACCAAGCCCGTATTGCCTTCCGGCGTTGTACATTATTCGTCTTGACTGTTGATACAACTGACTATATGTTTTTCTTCTGACTCGGCTTTCCTCCTAAAATTTCATGTTGTCATTCAATTCTTTCTATCTGTTCATCGAATACCTCACCCTTGATAAACTTGGAGTAGGGGTCGTAACCGAACCTTTCACAGAAGGCTGCTTTAGCTTCGAACGTGTCAAAGGAAAGCATCAGATAAGCGTCCATATCCTGTGCCTGTTTCTGGGCTGCATTCTTCACCTGCTGCTTTACTTCTTTCATGTGAGCTACCTTTTCAGCTCTTTCCATCTGCTTGGCGGCTTTCTCAGCTTCTTTCTGTTCGGTGACTGGTGCCATCATATCCTCCAAAGCATCGGCAACAGAACTTTCTTCTTCTGTCTGGAGAAGAAAGTCACAGCCTATCATATTCAAATCAGCGGCCGTTAATCCAGCATCCTGGTAATCTATATCCGGAACCAACCGGGCCAAAGCATCATAATCCCATGAACCTTGCGCGTTAGGATTGTTCATCAGGATGTTCAATTCCTTTTCCTGCTTTTCGTCTACATCAATGACATCGACGCGGATTCTGTAGTCGTTTTCCGGAAACTTCTGCAGTTCATCCATCACGCTCAGACGCTGGTGACCGGATACGACAGTAAGGCCAGTCCGTTTGTTGACTACAATACCACCGACCAAACCGAACTTCTTGATGCCCCGCTTCAATGTCTTACGGGATTCCTCAGACAGTTTCCTGGGGTTATAATCAGCGAAGTGAATGGCGGAACGATTAAGTTCCACCGATTCACTCTTAATGTATTTGCTTAGTTCCATATTAGCCATTACTTAAACCTACTCCTGCAGCCTTGTGCATGTTTTCTGCAGCCCTTGAAATTCTACGAAATTGAGAATCTGTCGTTGCTCTGCTTCTTAATGCCTGAGAACGATTAAGAATAGCAACCTGTTGTCGATTATATCCATAACCAGACATTATGTTTTGAGCTGTATAGGGATTGCCTAAATAACTCATAGTCCTATTTGATATTCTGCTTCTGACTCTGCATTCCTCCTATTAATTTTGTTTGTTATTATGCTCCCAAAGGATTCTTTCAGCCATCGGAAACACTTTGTAAATTCTCTGTAAATCCTGTGGGTAATTTTTCTCCAGCCATAGCATACAATCCAAGTTAAAACCTACACCCGAACTGGCTTTGAGTGAATATCTAACTGGTTCAGGTAGCCCGTTCTGTCTCATGTAGGATAGAATATCTTTCTGCTTCCAGTCGGCCAAAGGATAACACAAGCCATTGTTCTCATACCCGTTAGCTTCATAACCTTTCAGCATCAGGCGGCGGTTCATGCCATCGGCTTTCTTCATGCCCAAGAAAGTGTAGTAAAGTCCGTATCTGAGCTGCATGGCCTTCACCACATCGGCCAGTTTCAGAAGTTTTACTTTCGGATTTGGTACGCAATATAGGCCACCACGAAGAATATAAGTGAGATTCCAGTGTGGTACCTGTACGAACTCTATCTTCGGATATTTGGCTTTTACCCATCCAATCCATCTTTCGATGTGCTCTAAGCCTTTGACAAAGTACATGAACACGCAGACTATTCTGTCGAACCTTGGATATATCATGTCCAGCAATACCAAAGAATCCTTACCCAGCGACAGAAACAGCAAAGCCCCGTCAGTCTTCTGTCTGACGAGGTCAATATAGCTGTATGTCCTTTCTTGCAGTGTCATTATCCGCCACTCATGCCAAGTCCTGTGCGGACGTTATAATACTGCTGTCTTCGGGTGATAAATCTGCCACCCTGAGAGAGACCACCATTCTCTGTAGTCAAACCTCTACGGCCACCACGGTAGCCACCAGTTGAAAATGTGCTTCTGTTTGTTCTGACTCAACGAAAATTTAAAGGGTTAAACATGCTTTTCAATAATTCTGCCAAGGCCATAAACGACCTGTGCTGCCAGATATATCTCACCCTGATAGGTGTATTCAATCAGATTGTGATTTTCATCTTCAAACAGCTCTATCTTTGCATCCTTGACTTCTACCAGTGCGCTGGCTCTGTCTTTATTGTAGCCTACAAAGAACTGGATAGCATCGTAATGCTTAGGCTGTAACACACCGTCTTTCTCGACACAATAGCCATCAGCGTCAAGCTGGCAGTATTTCTTCTGTGTTGTAGGCCTGATTTCTCTGAATTCTTGTGTTTTCTTGCCTGACAAGATTTCGTCAAAGAACTTCTGTTTGATGATAAGCGTAAGTATTTCCATAATCGTGTAAAGTTTAAATGTCAGTTGCGGGTGATGGATTCGAACCACCGGCCTTCACCAAGTCAAAGTGACGAGCTGACCACTGCTCTAACCCGCGATGGTATCTATACAAAGATACCCAATTATGAAGACAATTTTGAATAACAATTCAACGCATACGAAACATTAAGCCAAATGTTTGCTTTTTAGCCATGCGTCACGTTTCTCCCTGCACTTTTCCAGTGTTGGGGCACAACAAGTAAACAACTCACCTGAATCTGTTTTGTAATCATACTGATACATTTTTACTTTTTTACCTCTTAATCTGGTAGTATAGGTACAATAGTTCTCACTACCAGGTTGACATACGCTACAACCATTTACGTTTATTGATTTCATAGCCATCTTAAATTATCCGTTTACAACTTCTGGTATCTTATAATAGTCACTTTTTGATGCTTTACCTTCGGTTATCCAACCTATACCCACCCAGCATTTTATTTCACCGTCATGAATCACTTTGTAATCTGCATCTACGACTTCCTTTGGTGGGTTTACACTCATCTTTATGCTTTTTACATCTGATGCTTTAACTGTCAGCTTTTCTCTTCTCATAATCATCTTAAATAGTGGTAGCCCGAAGGCTACCGGGTTTATAACCAAAGTTTCTTTGCCAGATCGAAATTCTTTTGGGCTTCGTTTACCGCTTTCTTTGCATACGTTAACGAGTATGAGTGCTCACGTGGATATTTGCCGGATTTCAGCCCCTCATGATACTCTTTAGCCGCTGCTAACTTATGCTCATAATAGTCCACGCTTTCAGGCATTGAAAGGTTTATAGTATCAGCCTTGTTTGCCCAATACTGAGCTATTCTTTCATGCTCTCTGGCTTTCTCGTCAAACTCTACACTCTTGCCCATATTATGCCAGGCATCTTCAATGGCTTTTCTGTGTCGTCTTTCGCTATGATGACCGATTTTAATAGGTTCACCCAACGAGAGAAAATCGCTGTCTTTATTTGACGCTTTGAAGTATTCTTCACTCTTTCGTTCTGCAGTGGCAGCCCAATCCAGCCGGCGTTCTGCCTTTCGCTTTGCCCATTCTTGAACGTTAAAGCCATCAGCACGAACTATCGAATAATAGTAGAAACCATCACGTTCAAATATCAGATTAAACACTATGCTTTCATTCTCTTTGCCGTATTTGGTGGTTACAAGAATTGTTTCACCTTTTTCATGCTTAGCATCGCATTTAGCAAGAAATACGTTTGGACAAAATTTGTAATATGTATTCATAATCGTGTAGGGGATTATGTAGGGCATAAGCCCTGATGGTTAAACTTATGCTATATTCAATCTTTTAGCTCTCATTTCATTAAGTTCTTTAGCCGTTTTATTGGCTGCTTCTTCGGTGGTTTCTAAAGAAGCCATACTCATGTCATAGCCGTCTATTACTAAATAGTAGCCTCTTGACTTCTTCACATAAAACTCATTTGCCTTATGGCTTTTCATGTAGCTTGTTGTTCTCATAATTTTCTTATGCTGTGGCAACCCCCGAAAGGCTGCCGGTTAAACTTATTTGTGTGACTCTCTGAAATCAAGTTCTACAATCTTGTGATACTTGTGTATGTCATACAGACCTGTACCACAACCCATAGCTGATGCAAGTCTTACAGCCTCTTCTAAAGCTATCATTACGTCTGAGCTTGCGTCAATAGCTTCATCCTTTGCCTTGTTATATTCTCTATTATTTACCGCTGAATCCTGAACCTTTTCAGCTTCTTGTATTCTTTTTAGAGCTTCATTGATAACTCTGATTTGAGCCTTAATCTCTTTGATGTAAACATTGTTTGTTGTCTTCATAATCGTATGTGTTTAATTCGATATTGTCATGTCGTTTATCACATTGCAAAGATACATCTTAATATCGTATCCGCAAATCAAAAACGACATTTGATTACCGTTTTAATACTATTTAACGATATTATAATATCGTGTCATATGAGAAAAAACTACATTTGTATACACGATTATAATATTATTATTTATGGATTTAAAAGTAAAAGACCTTATCAAGCAAAAAGGCATGACAATGCAACAATTTGCTGAAATGTTAGGAGTGACAAGAGATACCCTAACAAGAAATATCAACGGAAATCCAACATTAGAAACTTTAGAGCGTATCGCGAATGCTTTAGAGGTTGATATTGCAGAACTCTTTGTGAGAAACACACCTGATTCAGAGGTAAACGGTTATGTAAAAGTTAAGGGAACTCTCTATGAGGTTCACTCGTTTGAAGATTTAAGAAAGTTGCTGGAATTAAACGTCTAATTTTTAAATAAGAAATTATGGAAGAACAAGAAACTTTAATAGCACAATATGGTTCTGATAAAACACCATTACATTTAGGTGATTTAGAAATTCCATGCTATGTATTAAATAATGGAACAAGAGTATTTTCTGGAAGGGGTATCCAAAAAGCTATTGGATATGAAAGCAAGAGTGGCCAGTGGATGAATAGTTTCTGTAAAATTGATGGGCTTACTGATTATCTATGTGCCGGTGAAAATAGCATATCAGAAAGGTTAGCAAATCCTATAAAATTTAAACGGAACAATGCAGGAGGCTCACTATCAGTAGCAAACGGATATGAGGTAACTTTATTGGTTGATATATGCTCTGCTATCATAGATGCAAATCGTGCCGGCATTTTTAACGATGAAAAAATTGTCAAAAGTGCTGATATTATAATTCGCTCTGTAGCAAAAGTAGGTATTATTGCTCTTGTTGATGAAGCTACTGGTTACCAGTACGAACGAGAGAAAGACGAATTACAAAAAATTCTGAAAGCGTATATTTCAGAAGAATTACTACCTTGGCAAAAAAGATTTCCTGATATTTTTTATAAAGAACTATTTCGTCTTAATGGCTGGGATTATACAGTAAAAGGTATTAAAAAACGTCCTGGAATTATAGGAAAATGGACTAATACTTTTATCTATGAAGAACTACCTAATGGAGTTTTAGAGGAATTAAAAAAGAAAACGCCTAAAAGTGAATCAGGAAACAGAACAAACCGTTATCACCAACTTCTTACACTTGATATTGGAGAACCAAATCTAGAGAAACAGATCAATAAAGTAATAACATTGTTTCAGGTTTCAGACAATATGAAGCAATTTTGTGATAACTTCAAAAAAATGAAGATGCGTCAGATTGGTCAAATGGAACTTCCATTTGAGTTTGACGAAAATGGTCATACGAAAGAATGATTATTTCAGACATGAGGCTTAATGGTTTAGGATTGCAGTATAAAATTCAAAATTAAGAAAGGAGAATAATAAAATGCTAAATGTATTATACAAGTATAAACCATGGAATGATTATACAAAAAGAATATTAACTGATGGTGAATTATATTTTCCGTCAATTGGGCAACTAAACGATCCATTTGAGGGTAGTATTCCATATATTTTTGACAATTCTGAGCTAACAACAGAAAATATTTTTCAATATATGTATAAGCTAGCCCGTAAAAATTATCCCGATTGGAGTGAGGAACAAATATATACATACGTTTCAGAAGAACAAAAAAAAGGATGGTTGTTTAATGAAGAACATATAGAACAGCAAAATAAAGAAACCCAAAAAGAAGTAGAAAGACTATTTGGGGTGTTTAGCTTAACCACAAGAAGCAATAATTTCTTGATGTGGTCACATTATACAAACTCACATACAGGTATTTGTATTGGGTTTGATATGGATAAAATATTTTATGCTGTAAAAGGAACACTTGGAAAAGTCAAATATCAAAAAGAGCTTCCAATAAAGCACCTTGAAGATAAAGTTGAAGAATTTATAGAAAGATTACTTTTTACAAAAGCAAATATCTGGGAATACGAGGATGAATATAGATTAATTAAAATTAATGCTTCAAGAAGTAGTATAAAAGTTCCATTAGATTCGATTACCGAAATTACGTTGGGGTGCAAAATCTCTATTGAAGCAAAAAATGAAATTATTTCTATTGTAAAAGAACATATCCCCTCATGTAAGATTTATGAAGCTTCACTGAGTAAAACAAAATTTGAATTGGATATTAATGGTATAAAGCCGGAAGCATAACGCTCCGGCTTTCATATCATAACTAAGAAAGACCTTTGTAAAATTACTAAAACTATTACTGTATGGATACTTTTTTCAAGCCTTGGATCGGAAGTGAGTACCAACAAAAGAACTATAAGATTCTTGTTATTGGTGACAGCCATTATTGTGGTGGATGTGATAGATGTGGTGTCTATGGAAATTGCTCTTTTGAGGAAATGGAAGATTGCAGCAATTTTACACAAAGGATAGTGAAATCATATATTGATTTTAGAAAAGACATCGGCGAGAAGCAAGGGTGGATGACTAAAACATTTTACCCCTTTGACAAAATTTTCTATGGGAAAGAAAATGTAACAATGGAAGAAAGCCTAAAATTATGGAATAGCATATCTTTCTATAATTTTCTTCAAACTGCATACATAGAGGAGGCATCAAATGTGTTATATTCTAATGATGATTATGCTCTTTCCACTCCTCTTTTCTATAATGTAATTAAAGAACTGAAGCCCAATTTACTGATTGTATGGGGGAATAGAGCTTATAATCATTTGCCTAACACAAATTGGGAGGATGGTACAGATTATTATAATGGCAAGTATCTTATAGACAATGAGAATGAGATAAAATGCATAAGAATTTACCATCCTAGCAGAGCTAATGTATCATATTGGCATTCTGTACTAACTGATTTTATAGGGATGGAACCAAATAAGCTATTATAACATAGCTATTTTGAGTGTTACAGTTTGATGATTACCATTCTGTATATTATTGACGAAAAGCCGGAAACATAGCGTCCCGGCTTTTCTATTATCTTACAATTTTTAATCGAAACATTTTTTTATCCTTTTCACAGAAATCTTGAATTATATCAATAGGAAGTTTAAAAGCTTTAGACAAATCATTCATTGTATATCCAAGTTCTGTTTTAAATAAAGAATAGGCCTCATAGAAAACAGATGGCTCATCTATATCTACATTTATAGGTTCATGCTTAGTATAACCTCTTCTGCTAAGTTCTATATAGAAATACTTATATTTATTTTCATCTATACATGCTAATTCTTTGGCCCTTCTAATAATTGAAGCCATTGATGTAAGCCAATATTCTTTCAATGGAGCCAAATAGTTCAAACGTAAATTTCTAAGAGACGGCTTGATAGACTCGGAAGGCATTAAAAATTCTGCAGCAAATCTAAAAGCCTCATTCTCTTTGTCTCTATAATCTGGAATTGGATAGTTAGGAGACAAATGCATGATAATATGTCCTAATTCATGTGCTATTGTCAATCTTTTATGGTCATTGCTAAAATTCTTATTTAATACTAATACAAATGCTCCTTTATCAGTTGTGAATGACACTCCATCAAAAATATCTTCGTCATAGTCTTTTTCTACTATAATAACGCCATATTTTTCCAATAAAGTACAGATGTCCTTTACCGGTTCTGAATCCGGAATTCCCATATATCTACGTGTAAATTTCGCTGCAGACTCAGGAGTATAACCTTCTTCAAGGTCAATAAATCTTAGATTCATTTCAGGGAACTCAATAGAATCAGACATTTCATCTACTAAATATCCAATAATTTTATTTGAGTAATCGATGTGACAACGATCCTTTTTACTGATTCCGCTTCTTCTTCTATAGTGGGCATTATCGACATTATTACCTATCTTTACATTGTAGAATTCTTCAGGAAAGCCCAAAAAGTCAATAATCCGTTTCACAACATCAGCAGATAATATTCCCAATCCTTTTTCAAATTTAGACAAATTGGATTGCGATAAGCCCGGAATTTTTGATGCTAATTCTGTTTGTGAATAGCCACGATATTCCCTGACAAATGTTAGCTGCTTATAATTGAAATTCATAATCGTATGTTTAATTTCCAATTTAAGACTGTGGTCTTAAATATTATTACTATAAAAACATCCAGTGGCAGACGGGTTAATAATTTATGTTATTTATTCTCGGCTGTTTTGGCTTTATTAGCACCTTTCAGTGATACAGATGCTGCAGGAACAGACGGTTTCAAAACAACTGTCGGTTTCAGACCTTCTGTAGCAGGTTTGTTTATAGCCCATTTAACCTTGTTTTCATCTATATAAACCAGCTTTGGGTCAACTAATTCACCAAATTGATTCTTTTTGTAACCAAAAAACAAAATAGGAGCTGTTGGGTCCTCGTCGTCCTGAAACAATCTCCCTTGCAATTGGTTCTCTATCGAATCAGTCATTTTTGTACGTATGTTCATCGGCATATCATTCTTATCCAATTTCTTGAACAGAATTATATATCCCTTCACATAAAGCATGAATCTACCATACTTTCCAGTTTTCCAATCTCTACTAAAATACTTCTGTATTGATTGTACTATTTTGACATTCAACAAGTGTGCTTCAAATCCTCTCATACGAGCTTCTGGAGGAGTTAGCACTATCTCTTTATTATACTGTTTTACTGCATCTCCGTATGCTTCAAACAGTTTTGTGAGAATTGAACCTAGTTCAATTTCACATTCTTTTGCGCTAATTATACGCTTCCTCTTTTGTTTTTCTGTAAATTTGCAATTCATTAATTAATAAAAAAATTATGTCCACCACTGGACTTGAAGAAATCTCTGTTGCAGCAGAGATTTTTTCTCCAGCAAAGATATATAATTTTTCTTGAAAGTTGTATATAATTATTTCGAAAAATTGTATTTTACATCTTGGAGGTAGTAATATCATTCCACTTCTACTTGATTAGTCCTTTGACCTTCAATCTTTCTAAAATCTGGTTGTAAAGATACTCTATATCTTGCCGGAAATCCTTATACTGCTGGTAGATAAAGGAAACATCAGCGATATTGTTGGATATTACACACGGAGAAACATCCGGGAACACGCCGGAAATTTCTGCTCGGATACCGTTCGGCAGCCGTCCGCCGGCAAGCACACTAGGGGCGAACAAGAACAACACAATGAAGAGGAACTTCTTTCGCTGGGTAACACTTTCCGGATTGGGCGGACAATCTGCCCCGGAAAGTATCTCCCTGAACCACTCATAAATCTCCGGGATGAGAGAAAAATCAGTCAGGATAGGGGAGGATAACTCCTGCTCGCGTTCTGATAATCTTGATTTCTGTTCACGTATTGATTTCAACTCCACGATTGATGAAAATTCTTTTGTCATAGCACGATTTATTTAGTTGGAAATTCTTATATTTGCATCATAATCGTGTGGGGGAGTTGGCTTCTAATCGTGTGGGCTGGCTCCCTTTTTTATTTTATGCCAAGTGATATGCATTCAGGATGGCGAAAGCGTAGATGATAACCGTTACCAGACTGTCCAGGAACACCGCCCATGCTCCTAGCTTTTGGATCTGGCTGAAGCTCATGACCAGGACAACAAGGAAACACACCCACTGGCTTGAAAACAATCCCATCCCCAGCAATAAAAGTCCGATGGTATCCATGAAGAATGCAACATGAAGCCATGGATGCGCCATCAGATACCAGCTTTTTGCTGTCTTATCCAGCTTCTGAAAGACTTTTACATGTCGGTATAAGGATTTACATCTGAACAGCTTCACAAACTCGTACAGGGCTTGTATGATGATTAAGGTGTAGAATACGTGTTTCATGGTCAGTAGCTTTTATCTCCGTGCTTATACGGACGTAGTTCATTATATTTCATCTTCTGCTTGATGTGCCAGAAGATGTCGATATTTCTATCGCGGCAGAAAGCGAATATCTCATTCAGGAGGATAAATGGTTCATCCCTGTAGAAGTTGTCGGTGACATAGACACAGATTCTAAACATGGACTCCGTGAAGCTCATATCGGAATAGTCTTCCGTATCGCTTCCTTCGTAGTCAAAGCTATCCAAATCATATCCTCTCAATCCGGCCAAATCCAACAGACGAATACAGGCATCGGCAAGTTCTTCCTCGACAGTCCCTTTGATAAATGCCTCAAAGTCTTCCATGAATCTCCTTTTCCTAGTTTCTTCAGTCAATGGAACGCTATTCCCTTGCCATTCTTTGAACATTGCAACTTTCGCATGTTTCCCTTTCCGATCTGCTTCTACCGCTTCCATAAGTTCGGATATGACCAGACAAAGGAAATGTTCGTCACTCAGGTTTTCTTCATGCCATCCGTGGGCTACTGCACACTGGTAGGCTTTATCTCTTAATTTGTTTAAGTTCATAATTTTCTATATTTATGACATTTTGACATCGTTTCTATGGCACACATATTGTATGCCCATAATAAAATTTGATTATATCTATATGAATGAATTTGATTCTTATAAGAATGATTTTGGTTTTGAAATAGGCTCTGGGTTCTCAGGAAACTCTGATTACATGAAGGCTCTGGATGAGAAGAAAAGACGTGCTCTCATGGAAGAGCAATACAACTTTCTTCAAATTCAGAAGTCAGAAATTCTCACTCAACAGAAATATCGTGAGTTGCATCAGAAGGAAATACTTGCTCAACAGAAATACCGCGAAGAGCAACGTAAAGGGGCCAACCTTGAAAAATGGCTTCTTATAGTCAATACTTTTATTGCCATCGCAGCATTATTGGTATCCATATTCAAATAAAATACCCGATAACCGCCACAAAGCAGTTACCGGGTATCCACAAAGCACTGACACGGTCTGTCAGTGGAATATTAGGATTTAAAAATTAGCACACTAATCTTATTGGAAATTCGAAACTGATAGCATCGGTCAAGCCGTACCATCGTAGCGGACGAATCGGTACCGTTTGCAGTGTCATGACGGTACCGATTCAGCGATATCGCCACGAAACCACAAGATATTATTCATTCTGTGAATAATATTTTCTAAAATCTAAAAAGGATATATTTTGATTGAGTATATTATTTAATGTATCTTTATCAAGATACTTCCAAATATCTTCTTTAAAGAAATTTTCATTAGAATCAAAATATTTCCTAAAATTTTCATCTGTATGCTTTATTCTTCTCTTATTAAGAGAATAAATATAACCTACAATAATCTCTATAGCATGGATCTTATTTATGTTATCATCATTTAATACTGAAAGTAAAAAATTACGTAATGGATGATTTGATATAAAAAATAAACCATACCTAGATACCACTATATCATAATTTTCAATATTAGTTTTTACATCAGATTGATTTTTAATAACATACATATTAGGAAAAGAACGGTAAGTATAATGAGAGTCACCATTTATCAATTTCCATCTTTTATTCCCCTTACGCCAACAAAATTCAAAACGTCTATTATTTTCAAACACCTGTATTTCAGATACTTCATATTCCTTTAAGAATATGTCAATGGTATGTTTTCTTGCTGAGGTCTCGGATAAAACATTACGTTTATTACAACTAAAACTAGTATCAAGACTTTGAAATAAAGATAAAGCCGTTTTATCACAATTTTTAATTTCCTGCACTAGCCTTTCAGCAGATGAATATGCTTTGCTCTCAATAGTCCATATTTCTTCTCCGAAATCACGAATACTCTGATTAATATATTTTTCGCCAGTATCAACCAAATTACATTTATAATCATGGAGAACCTCATCAAATAACTCTTTATCCTGATAATTTCCTTGACGAACAATGTTATCAATATTTCTCTGAACATCATCTAAAGCCCAAGAAAGCGAATATTTTTCAGACAGATGCTGTATCTGTTCACCAGCTATCTCCAAATAAGAATTATAGATAAAACGAAATAAATCCCTCTGTTCTTCTGAATGCTCTAAACCATCACGAGCAACATTTGTTTTTGGAGCCTTTGCTCCTTGACAGTCTACCAATACCACATAATTTCGTCCTAAGTAACCAGGTGTATAGCCAGAGACAAGAATCCCTTCTATGCATATTCCAATAGGAGCATTGCGATCATTTAACAAATCATTCGATGGATTATATAAGCTCCAACTATCATTATATAAATAGTGCTTACGAAGAAGGAAATACGCTTCTACGCCTAAATCCAAATCGACTTTCTTTAAAAGCTTATACTGTTTGTCATCTACAATTATTTTGTAACGCATTAAAAAATCTCTGAGTGCTTTTTCATTTGAGTCAAATCCGACACAAGTCTCAACCCCATTTTCTATCACTACGACCTTGCAATCAGGTTTTATTATCCAATATCTTAAATCATCAACTATATTTGACAGGTCGACATTATCATGAACCTTCAAAATAAACGTAGTACCATGATGTTCTCCCAATATTTCTGTTGGATCAACATCATTGCGTAACATGTATTCGCCTTGCAGATTTTTAATTTTCAATCGATGAGCCTTTTCCTCTTCATACCACAAAGTAATTACTTCAAAGTCGTCACTAATCATAAAACAAGTTAATAGTCCAATTCCGAAGCGACTAATAGAATGAAAGTTTCTGTTCTTAGCTTTAAATTCTTCAGATTGATATCGAGAGGATCCGACTTTAAGCAGATATTTTTTTATTATCTCTTCATTCATTCCAGTACCATTATCAGATACCTTTAGAATGCGTTTTTCTTCATCCCATTCTATTCTTATTTCAGGTTTATAATCAGTAGAACCATATTTTGAATTATGATTCATTAATCTACAAGCATCAATTGAATTTTGAGCTAATTCACGCAAAACGACATTGGCTTGATTGTATAATGTATGACCAATTAATAATTTAAGAATATTATCCTTGTCAAGTTCAAACTTAAGTTTTTCAGCATTAAATCCCTCCGTTTTTATCCGGCTTCTGCATATTCCATCCCAAGGAAATATATAGCCATTTTTATTGTCATCACTAGATGTTTTACATATTTGAAATGTAAGTTTAATTTCTTTTTCTGCATAAGAAAGATAATCCATAAAATGAGAATAAGCATCTTCATCATTGAAGGATGCAACAACTTCTAATTGATGTGGATTAATGTTTTTGTCAACTTTACCATCTTTATCTTTTTCTTCCTTAGGACGAATCCTTTTTACTGCTTTTTGTTTAACCCATTCTCTTCGACTATAACTGTTTGTAGGAGAAATTATATTAAAATCAACATCCGGAGTCCGTTCTGAATTAACATGTAATAAATCAGTGGTTCGTAATATAGCTGCAGCAAATAACAAATTTACTTCTGATTCTCTAGCCTGTTCATAAGGCTTATTAATGTCAAACTCAGCAACATCAGCAAATGGTTCACAGTGGCTTCTGCAAATTTTTCCTAGGTCTTTTAGAAAATCAGGATCCACATTGCACAACATGTCATACAATACTTTTACAACCGGATTATCAGATTTTTTTCTGTTAGCTACTTCTGTCAACCACAGTTCTATTCGATTGCCGTGGTTATCTCTTACATAATCCTGATAAATATATTTTTCTCGTTTTTCTTCAGACAGCTTTGAATATTTAGATGGGTCAATTTTACTACTCCGATATGTCTTAAATCTGTAATCTTTATCTCTATTGTCAAATTCATTTTGAGTTATAAGCATCCCTAAATCATGAAAATAAAATGACAAAACTATCATCATCCAATCAGTAGGAGTCATAACTAATCGTGTTTTTTCTGGAATTATATAATCTAACAACTTCAACATACCATTAACATGAGTAATATCATGTTTGGTATATTCAGAAAACATTCCATTACTGCCAACATGTGATAATAATGATGCGAGTTTATCTTTCGCATTATCCAAATCAAAACCTGTGAATGTTTCAAGTCTTAATGCTTTTTTTGCTTCGTCTTCTGCTTTGTATTTTTCTTCCTCTTTCATACTAAAAATCAATTTTATCAGATTCGTTATTATTGTCTAATGGACGTAATATAGAAATAGATATTACCTTGTAAAGGTAATTTTTTACTAACATCTCAATAAAGCGTCCATGATATATGCTATACTCATCAATTGATATATTAACACCTTTATGTCCTATAATATTAAATATAATTCTATCACGATAACAAACAGGACGAAACCAAGCAACTTTGTTCCATTGATCAGCGCAATGAGTAAAATCTCCATCTTCATCATATAACCATGTGTCTATTTTACCAGACTTTATAAGATATTTAATATCCTCAAGCAATATTTCTGGTTTAGATGTAATCACTTGTATAGCCATTATTGTATAACTGTTTTATTAATCCAACTTATTCTATATGTTACTATATTTTGATGCAAAATATGAATATCCAATTTTATTTTTATCATAATTATTCAGCAATCCAAAGATACTTTATTTATTAATTCAATTAATACTTTATGGAAAATTTTTATCTATTTCCTATATCTCATTTGATGCTGAACGTCCCTTCTTAAACAAGTTATTTCAATAGTTTATTACACTTAGCACTCTCATTTTCTGTTATTTAGTATTCCCTACTACTTAATCAGCTCGTTAGTGTATCTAGCCAGCCGTCCATGAAGCCTGTCCTGCTTTCTTCTTTCAGACGTGTGTCTGCTCTCACATAACCGGCACCTGCTGGTGTAATGGGCGCCGGATTTCGTTTCATAGGCACGGAACTTTCTTTCCGGAAGGTTCCGGCCACACTCAATACAAACTTTCATGATGCAGCCCTCCTTATCAGTCCCATATTACGGTTTACCAGTTCGATAATCTTATCATGGTGATCACTCGTTTTATTGCAAGCTGCACGGCTTTGAATTATCTTGAAAGTTTTCAAGTTTACTTCTATTGTTTCTAATCGTTTCCCATTCTTCTGTGCTGTGAGAATAAGGCAATCTTTTCGCCTGTAATATTCATTTTGATATACACAATGGTGCATTGCCTTTCCTTCCAGGTAGAACTGGGTAACACTTTCCAACGGACGGATCACGATACCTTCATCCTTGATTTCCATTCCCAGGAACGGCTGGATTCTTTTGATGAATGACAGAATATCCTGTTTCATTCTGAACATTCGTTCAATCCTTTCCTTTCGTTTCTGTTCAGCCCGAATCTTCGCTTCTATCTTTCTCTTCTTCTCAACCAGCTTGTCATGCTCTTTCTTCAGGTTCTTAGGGCATACATAGTGAGCGTTATGTGTGTCAAGGTGGAAATAATCAAGCAAATGAAGATAATCATCATACATGGAACCATCCTTGATGATATACCCGTTACGGTTGCAGATATTCACTACCCACGGATGATAAATACAACCACGATGCATGTAAAAACTCAGCATACCATACTGTTTCGTCTTCAATAGCATTTCCGCATACCTGCTTTCTCCTAAAATGGCATGTATCAGCCTTGCCGGAGTAATACCATGGAACGAAGTACGAAGGCCGTTCCTTCGGAGTATAGGCAGCAGCTTTACTTTTGGATATACATATCCGTTTATGTCATAGCAATTATATCCGTAATAATCAACAGAATTTTTGATGCTTATAGGCTGCGCGTATATCCAGGCATTCTTGCCCATATTCATTGGTCTGGCCATTACTGTTTCTTTCCTGTCTTCAGTTATCCACTGCTGGCAAACTTCCATGCTATGGTAGAATATTTCCCCCATTTTCATCCCTTTGTGCTTTCCTATTTCCACATGTCTGAGCACCTGAAACTTGTCTACTGCCGTGACGATAGTCATGTACTCATACTGACACAGCTTTTTCTTCCTGCTGGATTTTATTTCCAAGCGTTCACCGCAGTAAGGACACCGTATGTATCCTTCCTTCTGTCCGGTTGTGTCTACCCACATCTTTCCACATTCACTGCACCACATTTCATCTTTACAGCGGTAAGCGTTATGTGGGAAGCAATGCTTCTTTCCCCACCGTATTTGGGCTTCTGTTATCGCTGGCAGCTTACTACTCAATTCAGCCACCAGCCTTTCACGTTTTGTCCTTGGTCTCATAGTTCTCCGAATAATGAAAGTTGCAGACTGTTATCATCACCTCTCTTGCGTTTCGGCTGCGGCTTTAATTGTGGTTTTGGTTGCTCTGCTTTCGCAGGTTCAGAAGCCGGAGCCACTACTTCCACACGTTCCTGCACCTTGTCCACTTTGATGTCATCCTCATCGTAGTAATGGACTGCCCATCCGTATACGGTTGCATCATCTACACCGACTGCGTTTCCTCCTTTTGCCAGCTTTCTGGCTTTCGAGTAGATATACTTGATACATTCCTCGATACTCTTGTTCGCTTTCCTGTAGGTTTCGGCAAAGAGAGAATCAGTCTTTGCACGATTCTCCAAATACGCCTGGATTGTTGTTTCAAAATTTGAACTTGACATAATAGTATTATTTTAGTTCCATCTTTGAGGTCGGTTGTTGATTCTCTCCAAGTAAGCAGCTATCTTCTTTTCCGCATCCTCACCGTTGCGGACGAAAATTCGCGTCTGTGTCTTGTCGCCTGGGATAGCTACATACTTTCCATGTTTCTCCAGTTCCCGATGCTGGGCGATTTTCAGTTCGGTTCCAGAAGGGTTCTTCTCCAAATCCACTTTACGTGGAAGCATTGGGTCATTTTCCGTTATCATTTTGCAAGATATTTGTTGATTATGTTACTCACTACAAGTCCAGCTTCATCACACATCCCGGCAAAGTTGTCAGACAATGAAGCGTTTTTCTCTTCATCCGGTATTCGTACTATGCTTCTCAGTTCTTTCAGAACGCGCTTTACCTGAAAAACTACCTGAGCATCTATTCCGTTTGATTCAAGTTCAGACTGGAACTCCAGTGCCGCACCCTCAAGTAAGTCTGAGTAGATGAACAGCTTGTGCATCTTGCGAAGCATTTCTACCTTGAACTCCGGGGTATAGTCCTGAAGAAGTTCTCCCAAGGAATGCGGTTCCAGCTCTCTTTCAAGGGAGTCAATCTTGTTCTTGATTTTCTGTGCTTTGGCAAAGTTCATGGATGAAATCAAGGCGATATACTTCTTTCTCAGTTCATTGAGCTTTCTTTCTGATTCTTGTCTTGTCATTTCTCTACTTTTCTGATGATTAAATACTTTGGCTCACCCTTGCGGAGATTGCTTAATGTCTCTTCGTCAACCTCTGCCTCTGTGAGTCCGTTCACGTTCATGTATTGTGGAAGACGGTATTTCTCACGTAGTCTCCTGATCAGGTTCCAGTCACGAGTTACCCAGTTGATTGTGATTTTCATATCATTTTCTCAGGCTTTCACCGCTGAAGAGGACGGTTTTCGTTATCGCCCTAAGCCGGTCAATGGTTCTTTCCCCATATTTCTCTCTCAGCTCGTCTATCGTGAGGTTGGTGGTCAGGATGAGAAGCTTTCCTTTCTTCTCGGCTTCGTCTGCCAGCTCAGCGAATGCAAGCCTTTTTTCGCCGTATTTGACGCTAAGATTCTCTGTCCCTATATCGTCAACGTAGATGATGTGTTTTTGCTTCACGGCGTCCAAATCTGCATTCATCTGCTGTGCATCGTAGCAGCTTACCACCTTGCGGCAGTAATGGTTAAGAACCAAAGGAAGAATCTTTCCGCAGATAAGGGTCTTTCCGCGTCCGCAATTGCCGAAACACAAAAGTCCGCGACCTTCATTGCCGGCCAGCCAGCCTGCCACTTCTTCGTACTCAGGAAGCCATCTGGCATTTTCTCCAGTGAAGTACCTGATACCGGCCCAGAGAACTCTTTTGGCATCCGGAACGGTTACCTGTACGATGTTAGGAATAGGGGAGAAGCCCATATCTTTAAGCCGTTCGATTGTCTGTTGAAAATTTATCTGTTCCATGTTTACCAGCCTTTCTTGTATTTTTCCGGTGAATTATCCTTCAGAACTATACCTACATCTGTTTTTGAAAGAGCTTTTTTCTTGGCCTGAGAAACTATCTCATTAAATTTTGAGTTGATGTTTGTCACGCTAAAATTCTCGAATATCCAACCTTCTTTTATGGATAAAAGCAAATATTGAAGTGCATACAGGATTGATTCATCGGCGACATCCATCTGCTTCTGTTCCCGTTGGAACTTCAGTTTTTGAAGCAGCTGGGACATTGCTCCTGCATCCTTGGCCGTCCAGTAATAATCACTTCCGAACAACTGTCTGTAATAGGTTTCAAAAAGGGAACGGGCTTTATAATTAATACCCTCCCCCTTGGGGGGTGTGGGGGGAATATTATCATTAACAGTTTCTTTATCTTTCTTTTTCTTATTGCCCTTACCTTGCCCCAAATCTTCAATTTTTTCGGCCATTTTTTGCGACATTGCCCTTAGCTCTGCCCTTAGTTCGCCCATAGACACCTTTAAATCGCTGATTTCTTTACTGTTGTCTATGCCCTTATCTTTGTCCTTGGGCTTGTCCTTGATAGGATTGTAGTCATCGTAATTGCATAAGGTTATGACAGTCATGCCCTGTTGGTTACAGGTTGTAATCATCCCCTTCTTCTTCAGTTTGGACAGGAAATATCTGACCTTCTTCTCAGACCATTTCCAACGCTTCATCAGAAACGATATGGATGCTGGATATTGACCTCTTGAATAAGAGATTTCCCGACCTCCGATGAGTTCGCTGTACGCCTCGCCGGTTGCATCAAATCGTGCTGACTGAATCAAGTCAAGCCACGCTTCGCATTCCGAAAACTCACGGGCTACTTTCCACATTTCATTCGAGAAAAACCTGCGGCTTAGCCTCAAAAATCCTTCTTCCATAGTTTCAGAATCTTACGTTAGTCAACTGTCTGCTATTGGAGTACACGGCCCATTTGCCGTTTCCGCTATCCACCAGGCGTAAATCCTTGACTTCGCCAAATCGTTTCAAATTCCCGCAAAGGTCAACGATCCAGCCAGCCTCCTTGTTAGGATGCGGACGGATAGCACGACCGACTATTTGGTACCATAGAGCTAAAGACATCGTCGGACGGGCCATGACAATCGTATCCAGTTCAGGATAGTCAAATCCGGTAGTAAGTACACCTACATTGGCAACGACCGGTATCTCTCTAGCCTTGAACGCTTCAAGGATATGTTCACGTTCTTTCTTCGGTGTTTCTCCTGAAACGATGGCTGTTCCGGGAATGGACCAGGTAAGGCGTTCTGCTTCCTTCAAAAAACGGGTGAAAACCAATATACCTTTTCGTTTTACACCGCTCTTGGGATTCATAAGCCTTTGGACGATGCTCACCAGAAACCCGTAGAAGTCGATACGCTCATACTCTTTCACTACAGACTTGTCCGTGTAGTCGGCTCCGGTCGTGTTCACCTTCAGGTTAAGTTCGTTCCATCCCAAAGGATTCATCGGATAATAGTTCAGCTTCGAAAGATACCCCATATCCAATAGAGTAGAGATTTGAACCTGATAGATTACCTCAGAGAACACGCACGGGCGTGTGCGTGTGATGAACTTCAACATGCTGCCGAAATCCCTGCTTGATGAAAGACGGTAGGGCGTAGCCGTCAATCCAAGGACTTTACATTTCAGCATCGAAAGAAATCTCTTGTACATTCCGTCTTTCGGATTAACCAGATGGCACTCGTCGATAATGATATTCTGAAAATGCTGGAAAAGTTCCGGATGGTTGACTACGCTTCCGATAGTGGCGAAAGTTATTCTTGAAATCTCCTTTCGTCCGAATGAGGCAGAGTAGATGGAACAGTCCAGAACACCATACGAACAGAGCTTCAGATAGTTCTGTTCGAGTATCTCCTTACTTGGCTGGAATACCAGCGTGTGCCCTTCAAGACGGCTGGCGATGTCGGCAATCACAAGACTCTTACCGGCTCCGGTAGGCAGTACCATGATGGCATTGTTCTTCTTGGCTCTGTTAGCAAAGAAGCTGACCGCTGCATTACTGGCCTTCTGCTGATAATCCCGTAAAACATAACTCATAATCCTTTCTCCTTACTCAGTTTGTCTCCCAAAGCCTTGTAATACTTGGTGAGTTCTATTAATTCAAAATCAGTCCATTTCTTCGCCTGGCTTGCTCTCCATGCCAGCTTGTCGAATCGTAGCTGGCCGATTTTAGCTTTCAGGTTCTTTTCATATTGTATCAGATGGTCGGCACTGAATCGGTTGCACGCCCGGCATTCTGCGTGGGCGTTGTCCTCGTCAAAGCGTGTGGCCATGTGGCGGCGCGAATGGAAGTGTCCGCAATCGGCCTGTTCGTATGGCTTTATCTGGCCGCATGATATACAGCGGAAATACCCGTTCGGCATACAATCACGAAGCCGGATATAGCGGCTGAAAACTTTGTCGAGTTTGGCCACTAAATCCGGCTTCTTCTTAATCTTGATACCTGCCTTGTCAAATAACGGTAAAGGCTTTTCTTTCTTCTTTGTTTTTCTTTTTATGTAATATGGCATTATTAAATTATAAATTTAAGAAGGGGCATATCCTTCCCAAAAAGAAGTGTAATGTGTCTAATTTTAACTTAATCATAAAAGATTGGATATGCCCCAGTTATTTATTATCTTTGTCTTTGTCTAATTTTAATTTTTTCAATTATGGGTAGATTTACAAACGAGCAATTATTAAAATTGCAACAGAATTTGAAAGTTGGCAGATGTCCTAATTGTGGATATGAAGGTAATAAGGATGTATGTCCAGAAGAAATGCACCTTGTCTCTTTAGACATTGATTCAAGACATACAGTAGGGCTCGAATCTTTAGGTTCATATCCAGTAGTGATGGCAGTATGCCCTAATTGTGGTTTTATTTCACTTTTTAGTAAGAAATTTTTGTGTAGATAATCTACAATTTAAAACCCATCCGTCTCCCTTTACATTTATTCTTAAAGGAGACGGATATTTTCCTTTATTATTAATTCCTTTTCTCATATTATTCATAATTTTAGTTTGTGGTACCGGCAGGATTCGAACCTGCATGAGTTGTCAGTTCTTTGCATCTATGGATTGACCGTCCAATCATTGAGCATAGCGTCTACCAATTCCGCCACGATACCAGGTACCCGTCTTTCCGGGCTGTCAGTTAATCAACATAAGCCATCGAGAACTCTTTTGGAATAAATCTTCCTACTGGAATAGGTTTAGCTGATTCAATAGAGGTATGAATATCTTTCTTCTCGTATTCATGCCCTTTTTCTTTGGCTTGTTTCTCATATTCTTCCTCTTTGTTTTTAAGCCAATGAGAAATAAGCATCATTGCCCTATCTACATTGAAAGTGTGAACAACAAAGGTTTGCGTTCTTTCCTCTTCATCATCAAAGGTTACTTTGGTTTCAATCTGGTAGAACTTCTTTTCATTAGGCTTTGATTCTTCCTCAGAACTTTCCAAATCCGTTTCATCCAAATATTCTTCTGAGACATTATCAATTTTGCGTTCTTTCAAATTATCAGTAAGGATGATACATGAATCAAACTCTTTCGCCATTGTCAAAGTAAAGCCTGACTGATAGTTTAATTCGATATAGTCTTTTAGGATGGCAATTACATTATCTAATCCGGTAGCATAAAGAAGAAATTTGTATTTCTTATCATCAATTTGGGCTTGTGCGATATAAGGATACAAACATTTGTTTTCATTCTCAAATGCCATTCGTTTTTGGTTGCTGACCTCTACCTCTTTAATCCCATCAGCTTCCATACTGAAACGGATTTGTGCAAGAGTGTCTTGGTCTATCAACGTGCCACGTGTAAAAAGAAGCTCATTTCTTTCGATAGTGATTGTTTCTTGAGTGGCTTCGTCTATAAAATCTTCATTCCATGTTTTATACACGCCCTTTGCAAGATACATATTAAGCATCTTTGCCGGGTCTGACGTTACATATCTTAGCTCTGTTTTTCTTGTTTCTATCATATAAACTCTTTATTACGTTCGATTTCTTGTTGTGCAAAAATTAGCATCTGTTGTTCGTTGGCTGAAGGCAGATAGATGCCGGCCACAGATGCACTCCAGTTACGAAAACGGTCAATGCTCAAAGTCATTTCACCTGTTGTCAGTTCTGCCGAACTTCGCAGATAGGTTACTTCCTTGCCTTTCTTGTTGACCGTCTTTCTCTCAAACAAATCACGGTTGCAAGTCCTTTTATAGAAGTCTATCTTTGCTTCGTCAAGGCTGCAACCGTACTCACTACCGAAATACCCTAAAAGCAGATGCAAATAGCTGTTCTGGGATAGCGTGCGGTTAGGGAGCTTCTTTCTCACTTCCACAACTGCATGCTCCTGGAACAGTTTGTTTACATAAGCTTTGAACTTGGGTATATCGTATTCATTCTTCAGATTGAATATACTCATAGGCTAGAACGGTAAGTCGTCTTTGGGATTTCCGTTCGCATCTACATCAGGTGGAAACGCCTGTGCCATGGTTGGCGTTTGTGACGGTGCCGGTTGCTGTGCTGGCACGGATGCTGGCTGGTGCATTGGCTGACGGCCTTCCAGTTTATAGCAACGGATAGACACCATACGTTTTAGTTGTCCGTCCTGATTTGTCCATTCCCGACCTTGAAGGGAAAAGGAAACCGTTATTACGTCACCGGTTCTGAACTGGTCAAGTTCGGCACATTTGTCACCACTTACTTCAAGAGGTAGAATGTTCTCGTACTGGCTTCGTTCACCTGTATAGGGGTCATAGGTTGTGGCATCAAGAATAAATTCACGTTTCACAAACGGGTTGCCACCGCTTTTGGATGGGATTTCTTGGTGCTGGCCAATATAGACCAGCCGCCCGGTTACTTGGTTACTCATCTTCTGCAAAAATTTTCTTATCGGTTATCAAATCTCTGTTGTCATTCAAGAACCGGATAAAGTCCTCACAATGATTTATTAGGATAGGTATATCCCGTGCCGGTACGAAAGTGTAGCTTTCAGTATAGGTTGATTTGAAGTCCGTAATATTATACTCAAATGACCTTACATCACTTCCGTTCTGCATCAGACAGTATGGATAAACCATGTGCTGCCAGTGGTCTTTGAATTTACCTACATAATAACTTCCGGTAGTCTTGATGTCATGTACTGACATCGGCATCAGTTCATCAATATAACCATATAGAAGAACACTTCCGAAACATGTAGGCAAAACAGCTTCAACCCGTTGCTGGGTCAAGGCTCCTTTGTAATAGTCTGCAAACTCACGGCAGATTGAGATAGGGAAATCGAACTGACGGCATTTATAGGTAGCTCTCAGCCCGACCAATGTCTGTCTGCCATCCTGCATGTCTGACAATAGTCTTTCCACCTGTACCTTGTCTGATTTCCGATTTTCAATCATACAGTCGACTACCTCATTGAAAGCCGTTCCCTTGTCGGCTGCTTCACTATCGAACGGGGCACGGTTTATAGTGTCAATCAGGCTCTGAAACTGCTGCTGTCTGAACTCTTCGGGGGTATGTGGGGGATTCTCACTGAATCCCCAATACCTTTCCCAGATGGCATCACTTTTCAGATAGCTTGTAAAGGCATCCAAAAGTGTAGCATAGAACTTGAATTTAGGCTGCTTTGTCTGCATAAGTCTTTGTCTTTTTATCGAATACCAGCCCGAGAGCTTTTACTTTTGCTGAAAACAGATTTCTGGCCATATTCAAGGAACTGCCTACATGCTCAAACTCATTAATTCTTGACGCAAACTCATTTGCAGAACTGGCATCAGTAATAAGTTCGATGTTCTCTTTGATTTCAGCTATGACCTTATCATACCTTGCAGCTTCTTCTTTCTTTACCTGCAACATGCTCAGGTAGGGCATGATTACCTTTGCAGTGATAAAGTCGTTCTTGGCAGTGGGATTTCCATTCTTGTCAAGAATTGTAGGCACCTGCATTAGTCCCGGCAAATTGCAGGTGTTTTTCCCGTCATTTCTTGATGTGGGGTCAAATGTGATTGTACGCTTCTGCACACCGTTCTCATTGCGCATTTCCAGATAACCCAGCAAATCAAGTTCCGTAACAATAGAGTTGTACGATTTTTCTCTTAAAGCAGGTATGAACACGGTGTCGTCACCTTCTTTCCGAGTGTCACGGTGGGCCACAAACACTACGTTCTTGTTAAGTGATGAAAGGGTTCGTGTCATCCATGAGAACTCAGCGTTGATACCTCCCCAATCCTTGATTTGCGGCTGTCGCGTACCGCATTTGTAAGAAATGATGAAATCCATCATCTTTCCGATGGTGTCCACAACTATTGTCTGATAGGCCGAAAGGTCTTCCTGCAACACCTGTTGTACATCCTGCCATGAACTTACCTGTACGATGTCTATACCGTCCAGATGTGCCATATTCACACGTTTCACGCCATTGTCAAAGTCGAGCAGCAACGGTTTCGGTGCGCTCAATGCTACTGTTGTCTTACCCATACCTGCCTGACCGTAAATCATCATCTTAACGGTGGAAGGAATTACTAATTCATTGGATTTCTTAATCAAACTCATAACGCAATAGTTTTAAAGTAATATATTAATACATCAATTTTGCATGTTTTATCACGTCCCAGGCATTACAAGCCCATCTGCTGTGTGGTACGCCTTCTTTGGTCTTGTATCTTATCCTTCCGGATTCGCACAACTCTTTCAGCCTTTTGAGACCGCCTACTATCGAAGCTGCTTCGTATTTCCCGAAAGACTTGTTGTTTAAGACGATTTTCAATACATCTTCGTTTATCATAAGCATTTTATTTTAAGCAGATAATTGCCGAAAAACCCGGATACTCTGTTGCTGATACCCGGTATTTCACGTCCATTTTGTTTTTAAGTGTCCCGATCAAGCGGAGGTCACGATTGCGGCGTGATGCTTCCAGCTTGATTCCGTTATGCCGTTTCTTGTCATAGGGAACCTTGTAGATGTCCCCTTTCTTCATTTCGTCAAAAAGACGTACTGTCTGGTAGTTTTCGTCTACTGTAATTTCTCTAACCATAGTTTAAGTATTTGATTGTTTGCTGGCAGAACGGGACTTGAACCCGTGACTTCCATGCTAACCCTTACATGGTGTTCTACCGCCTGAACTATCTGCCAATGAAAATGCCGGACTTTATGGCCCGGCATCTACCCATTTTCTATAACCCATAAAAACTAATCGACTAGTGCAACCAGCGATTTGACCATGTTCTTGAAGTTGTCAAACTTCGATTCAATCTTTTTCTTTTCTTCCATATAATACAGCATTGATTTTTTGTATTCCTCTGATTCGCGTTGCAGATTCTGTGTGTATGCCACGAGTTCATCATGCGTCATACCCTGTAATTCCTCATTTGTTTTCATGTCTATTCTTTTTAATGTTATTGATTTCCGTATCTATCTCCTTATCAAACAGCTCCCGTCTGTCCAGTTCCCTTGAGCGTGCCGCCAGAATGGCACTGATGTCCGCAAATTCATCACAGATGCTTTTTATTGTTTCTTGCAGCTCGTTCATTGTCCAGTCTGTTTGCGATTGAAAAACCAGTGATTATAAACCCGACAAATCCTATCCAGTACATAGCAGACAGGTCTTGATTGAAGTGCATTACCAGAACGGACAATGCACAGAGAAAAAGTAGTATTTTCATAACCGTGTGTATTAAATATCGTTCCCGTGGGCGTTCCGGTGGTTGCCTTACTGCTTATCAAAGGTCTGGTAAGCCACGGGTATATATAGTTCATGCTGGTGTCTAATCAGTGAAGATTGTCTTTGTAGCCGGCCTACGGCCACCTGCAATCGTATAAGTGTCTTTTTGTTGTCTGTGTGATTAGTATGCTGCGTTTGCTTAGTGCAGCCCTTTACTCATACTCTTTTCACACAGCCGTTATCGCTACTCAGTCGTCCGTTTCACGTCAGGCTTAACGGTAAGCCTAAATTTCCATCATGTCAAAGAACCAATCAAGTAGAACCCTGCCCGATTCTCGCTATCGGTTGCCGTTCAGTCCGTCAGCAGGGTAGGTGAGTTACCAGTGTGTCACTGCCATGCCTTGTGATGACTGAAGGCTGATGTAGTCCATGCCATCATCTTCAGGCAGGTTATATTCTTCAAGAAGGGCTTCGTATTTGTCCACCTCTTCAGTAAGTGCTTTGATGTATTCTTGCTTGCTGTCAGCATTGAAAGCCCTGCATAAAGTCTCTTCATCTGCGTTGTAGGCGAAGTTCAAGTCTTTGTACAGCCCGTCAAGTTCTTCTTCGATTTCGTGGCGTTTCATAGTCATGCGATATTTAAAAGGTTAGCTTTCTTGAAGCATCTGTATTCTTGTCTCTCAGTATCGAAGTACACCTGAACAGTGTCATTCTTCTTTCTGCTTTCACCAGATGTGGCTGGTATCAGATTTTCTTTCAGCGTGCCGTAGGCTTCACGAACAGAACCATCTACCTTTTTGAAGTAGAACTTTACGATTCTTTGCTTCATTGCAGCTTTCAGCTTCATATTTGCCCAAGCGCATTTCATTGCTTCACTCATAGAGAAACCGTTTCTCTTTACCAACTGCCAAGCAAGGCTCATAATCTCGTGTAATAAATTCTTTTTCATAATCGTGTGAGGGTTAGTTGTTTTTACTATATTTGTTTCGTATCAAAGTTTCGATATGCAAATATAATCATAATGATTATATTGCCAATATGATTATACAATAATTTATCTCTTTCTAAAGTTAAATAGTGTTATATGATTGATATTAAGAAATTTAGAACTGACAATAATATCTCTCAATTAGAGATTTGTACAGTATTGGGTATAAAACAACCTTATTTATCTGCTATAGAAAATGGTAAAAGACCTTTAAATGATGAGAAATTCACTTTGCTATATAAGCAATATGGCGATAAGATAATGAAATATAAAACGACAGAACGCCCAATTCTTCTTATTGATGAAGCAGAAACTAGTTTGCATCCTAATATTCAAAAATATTTATGTGATAAATTAAAGCAAATAGAAACAAGGCCTCGTATTCCTTATGATGCAGCGGCAGGAACACTTACAGAGGCAGTAGAGGGCATTACAGAATATCAATGTGAGCAGCTTCCTGTTATAAGTGCTTTCCCAAAATATGATTTTACAATTAGAATTACTGGCAAAAGTATGGAACCTGAGTATTTTGCCGGAGATGAGGTTGCCTGCCTTAGAGTGAATGAGAAACAATTTTTACAATGGGGAAGAGTTCATGTACTTGACACAACACAAGGGATAGTTATTAAACGTATTTATGATGCTGGAGAATCTATTCTATGTCGTTCATACAATTCCGAATTTCCTGATTTCTCAATACCTAAAGAGAATATTCGTTCATATAATTTAGTCGTTGGAAGTTTAAGGCTTTAGATCATGAAATTCAATCAATACCTTTGGAATCTGTACAAGAACTCTCCAGACGGGAAGTCTGCCATATCCAGCTTTTCAGACAGAAAAGAGTGGATGGAAGAAGAACGCCTATTCGAGAAGTACAATCCAAAAATCAAGGACGGATTCAATTCCGAAATGATTTGCGGAATACTAGAAGATTTCTGGTGTTACAAAGTATCAGAACATGAAGGTACAGAATTAAAATCTCTGGATGATGCCGGAAAGCTGTATGAGGAAATCATATCTACCGGGCTGATGATAGAATCAGAACAAGTCCTAAAGATTGGTGACTTTGACCGGATGCTAGAGTATATACCATTCCTGTCAATGGAGTTGAATTATTTGTTTGGGGAATATTTCTTCCCTTATATCTATGTAGATGAGTTCTATCAGCTTACAAGGCTTGCAGACTACTTTGAAATAGAACTTCCTCCAATACCAAAGAAGTCTGATTATAAAGCCAGGTGTATGTATTACTGGGGGTTGTGTAAGGTGTTCTACAGATTCAGGAAGGAGAACGAATTGTCGCCTGATGAACTTAGTGCTTTCATGTATGATTATGCTCCTAATGTTATTGGCATAGAAGAAAAAAGCAAAATGCCCAAACCGTCGGCTGCATGGTTCATTGGTGGATTGATTGAAGGATATGGTACTCATTGGACTACTGGCTTCTGGCAATCAAACATGGACACTAAGAGGGGAGACATCCTTATTCATTATGAAACTTCTCCTGTAAGTGCCATAACCTGTTTATGGATAGCACAGACTGACGGGGTCATAGATCCATTTTTTCATTATTATAGTAATACATACATTGGAGATAGGATAGTCATACCTAATATTTCTTTAAAGGAGTTGAAAGCTGACATATATTTCTCAAATCATCCGCTTGTCAGAAAGAATTTTCAGGGAGTCAATGGATGGCCTGTTACGGGAAAGGATTATGCAGAACTCATGAGGATGATAGTAGCAAAAGGATTTGACACCTCCGTACTTCCACAAATATACGCACCGTCATTGCCGGAAGGAATAGTCATTAAGGAGGAAAAAGATGTAGAGAAAAAACTACTGGAGCCATTGTTGAATGAAATGGGGTGGTATGAGCATAAAGACTACATTCGTCAGTTGCCAATCCATGCAGGGAGAGGGCATCGTATATTCCCGGATTATGCACTTCATTATGACAACAAGCCAGAAGAAGAAAAAGCAAGGGTGTTGATTGAAGCAAAATACCACATGAAGAACAACCATGAGATAGAATCAGCCTTTCTTCAGGCATTCTCTTATGCCAAGTTACTGCTATCTTCGGTGATTGTTTTGTGTGATAAGGAATGTATTCTTGTCTATGAGAGTAAGGAAGGATTCAGCAGGAGCCGATATAAGAAGTATTATTGGGAAGACATGAGAAATCCCGATTTATATAACGAATTAAAGAACAAACTAACTATCTAAATCCATGAAGAAAATACTGCTGATTATACTGGCAATATCATTGTTTGGCTGCGGAGGGAACAAGCCGTCCCAGGAACAGAAGGATAAAGCAGACAGATACGTTCAGAGTCTTGTGGATGCCGATATAGGAATCTACAAAGGCGAACTGACCGACGCGAACTTTCTCATCCTTGCCGTAGACGCTTATTCTGGAGCAAACTTTGATGCTTATGCACGTACATACCTGGAAGAAGCACAAGGTAAAGGACTGGAGATAAAAGGAGTCTATATTGTAGACATCAAGAACTGCCAGTTCGGCGATGGCTGGGTATCCGGTGACAGGATAGGGAAGGCATTCAAGTAGAAAAAATGTTCTAATGAGTATCCTTATTCAGCTTAAATTAAATTATAAATAATTGATACACAGTGATTTTATATTATTCTTAGATAATCATTCGTAATGAGTAAGTCGCGGGTTCGAGTCCCGCTTTCGGCTCCGACTTAAAACCGCTTATTCCATGGTGAATTAAGCGGTTTTTCTGTTTTCTATACTCATATTAAACACCCAGTACTATATTGGCGTCAATATTCAATTTCTGGCTGATTTCGCGGGCTACTTTCAAGGTCGGTTCACATTTACCGGAAATATAATCACTCAAGCGTGAAGGACTGACTCCGATTAATTTTGCTAAAGATTTCTGATTAAGTCCCATCTCATACATACGAAGTTTGAGGACATCAACCAGCGTTGGTTCTCCCAGTGCGAAATGCTCCTCAGAATAATCTGCAACGAGATTAGAAAGTAATTCTAACTCTATACTGTGAGGATTATCCAGAGGGGTTTCATCTGTAACCAGTGGAAGTAATTCCTCAACTCTTTTTACTGCCCAATCGTATTGAGCTTTTGTTTCTATCTTTGTCAT